TGTTCCAGATGAACCAGTACCACCACTTGTTCCAGAACTTCCAGATGAACCAGCATTGCCACTTGTTCCACTTGTTCCAGATGAACCAGCATTACCACTTGTTCCAGAACTTCCAGCAGAACCAGATGTTCCACTTGTACCAGCAGAGCCAGATGTTCCACTTGTTCCAGCATTACCACTTGTTCCAGAACTTCCAGCAGAGCCAGATGTTCCACTTGTTCCAGATGTATTAGAGTATAGTATAACATTTACTTTACCATCACCCCCATCTTCAATTGTTGCTCCGCTAAAATTTATTTCATTTACTAAATTTATGGATGTTGTTTGATCACTAACAGTTATTGAACTAGAAAATCCACTTATTGTTATTAATTCTCCTAAATTACTAACAAGGGTTAGTGTTTCATTTGTGTTATTATATGTACCACCAGTAATTGATTGGTTAAATCCTGATATTGATATTGTTTCACCATTATTTTTAAATAAATCTAATCTTGTTGCTGCTGAATAATATGTTCCTCCAGTTATAAATGTGTCTGTACCATAAAATAATCTCCATCTAGCATTTTCTCTTGTTGTACCACTAACTCCTTCAATGGTAGATCCTGTCCAAGCAGCAATAAAATCTTTACCTGCTTGTGACCTTGTATTTACAATTGTTGAATAATCTGTTTGAGTTATTGCTGATATACCAGTTAATCCACTTAGTGCAAACCATAAGTCAGTATAATTTGGTATGGTGTATTGATAAACACTATTTGTTTCTTGTACATAAACAAGCATACCTAATCTTCTACGACCAGATGATATGTTATCAGAATTTAATGTTATTGAATTTGATAAATTACCAATAGTATAATTTATTGGTATGGTATTTGCTGATGATGATATTAGACCAACACCTCCATATGTTGAATAATTTAAATCTGATAAGTTATATACTTCCATATAACCCCCAACATTGCTAACAGAAAAACTTGCACCAAATACAGATGTTCTTGATACTGTTTCAGGCCCTGTTAGTTGGACACTTGACAATGGATTTTTATACGAGAATGACATATTTAATATTTATTTTCTCCTTTTATGTATACATTATTTATGAGTGTTTGACTTATTGGTAAAGTTAAGTTTGATAACCATAACACTCTATATTGACCTGCTGGTATTGCAGCCCCACTACTTATTGTAACATTTTGTGAAGCAACTGAATCTGGTATTGCATCATTTACATAATCATTTGAGCAAGGGGATGTTCCAGCATCAAGTGTCATATTTGTAAATGAACCACCTAATCCATCAAATGGTAACCATATTGAATAGAAGTATTTGATGTTTGGATTAACATCTGTTGTTTTTATTTCTATTGTTCCAAATGTGTATTGATTTTGTGGACATCCAAATGAATCTGTGGATCCACCAATTGTTTGTTTTATTGCAGATTTCAATGATGTTGGTGGTGTTATGTAATTTCCACTATTGCTTGTCCATCCAGAATAATGTGCATAAACATCCAATGTTGATGAATAATCAATTGATGATGGAACACCATAGAATTGATAACCACCCCAGTTTTTACCATTATCAATTACCATATAATTCTCCAAATTGGCACCATCTTCAAATGTTTGAGGTTCAGCAAATACATATGCTGAATATGGTGTATTTGTTGGACTTGGTGTAATTGATGTTGTTATTGATGGGGTTGGTGTAATTGTTAATGTTGGGGTTATTGATGGTGTAATTGATGGTGTTATTGTTAATGTTGGTGTTGGTGTTATTGATGTTATAATTGTTGGTGTTACAGATGGTGTTATTGTTATTGTTGGTGTTATTGTTATTGATGGTGTAATTGATGGTGTAATTGATGGTGTTGGGGTTGGAGTTACAATAATAAGAGGTATTTCATTAGGGTTAAATGGATCAATTAGTCCATATATATTCTTTAATATTTTAAAATTATGCCTTATTTGCCCAGCATTTAAAGGTTCAATATACATTCTAAATGCCCCCAAGTCACCAATAAAATTACCTCCAAATAATTTTTCAAGAATAATATTTGTTGTTAATCCAGAATAAATTGTATTATTTAATATACTTGTTGGTAATAATTCTGGGTCTTGTATTAAATTATTACTAGTGCAAGAAGATAAAGTCAATGAATCTTTTAAGGATTGTGTTCCACCACCTAATGAAATATTAAAAGGAACACCAATTTGTTTTTCTTTTTCAGTATTTAATTGCCTTGGTATTATTTCTTCAAAATTATCAATAATGAAAAATGGTTTACCATTTATATAAATCCTTAAATTACCTTCTCTATATTTTTTGGTTTCAAACCATCTGCTATCAAAATTAACAACTTCAATACTTGTTGGTATAATATCATCATGTGTTTTTGGTGGTTGAATCAATTCAATGCTTCTATTTGCAGTTGATGCAGTGTATTCTTTTGATATAATTAACCCTAATCCACCCAAATCTTTTAAATCACAACTATCAATTAATCTATCCCTAACAAAAACAACATCAATTTGTACCCAATGTTCTTCATTTATATAATTTGTGTCTTTAAATTCATTAAAAATACCTTTTGTTGAACACCATTGATTTATGGTTGCACCAGTTGATTCACAAGAACCACTTATTGTATATGTTTTAACACAAATTCTTGGATTTCCACTACTACCAGTTAATTGTATAGATAATGAATTTGATACACCATCATAAAAAACATTTTTTTCAGGAAATACAATATCTTCTGATGGGTTTGTTATTCCAGTTATTGGATAAACATTATTGCAAGTTGATGCTGAATATGTTGAACCAGAGTATAATTCATCACATGTGCAACTTTTTAAACAATCCAATTCAGATGTTACCCTGGTATAACCAGAATACGATGATTCACCATCAGCATAATGATAAAATTTATTTTCAGCACGAGTTCCAAAATAAAAAAATGTTCCAGTATTTTCTGGATATCTAGCATTTAAGCCAACTTGGGTATCCCCTGTCCATCTATATTTTAAAATAAATTCTGCTGTCCAACCCAATTTGGGTCTTTCTGGAAATATTTCATAATCATATCCAAATAATTTATAAAATCCTTGATAAAATCCCCCATTTAATCTAACATATCTGTTAATAGTATCAGTTGAACCAGATGATATATTATATGTGTAACTATTATCATCAAGTATTCTATTTGTTGTTGTGGTAAATCCTGTTATTGGATGTAATTTAAATCTCCTATCAAACTTATATCTATTATATATATCATTTGTATTTGTATATAAACCATAATTTGTTTCAATGGTTTGACCTGTAATAACATTGGTTAAACCATTGTCAATCCCTGTTAACCCAACATCACATATTGAAATTTTATTTTGGTATGTATTTGCTGTTAAATTATAATTTTCTGGATTATAATAATTTTTTGAAACAATTACATCTTTTGAAAAATCCCCACAATTAATGCAAATTGAATTTGCAGAATATGCAAAATCAAAATTAAATGGTAATCTATTACCATCCTCTTCAGCAATTAATTTTGTGGAAAAAATAGTTTCTTCATCAAAATTCAACTCATCAGATGCCAGACTTATATCAATAATTTCATTTACTGGTCTAAAACCAATTTTTTTAAAATTATATTGATTGATATTTTGATAACTCATTTATATTTATATTATAATAAATACTATTTAATGAATATTTATACTAAAAATAAAATGATAAATATTAACGAAGAATATTTTAACTCCCCTTATTATTTTTTTATTAAAGATAAAATGGATAAATATTCACTTTATTTTTCAATAAAAAACACATTATCTGAAGCCAGAGATAATGATGAAGTAATTAATTTTGATAAGAAAAATATTAAAAAAGTTAAAAACTTTTTAAACAAACTAGTTAAAAGTAAAAGAAAACCACAAACAAAAAAATTAAAAAAAGAACTTGAAGAATTGGTTGCAGATGATGGGTCAATGCTAACATCTAAAATACCCATATTAGATAACCCTAAACACACACATAGAACATTGGATCAAATTGTCCCACTAACAAGGCAAACAAATGACCCAATAACTAGGGGATATAGAACTTATTATGGTGAAAGCATTGAAGATGATATTGCAGAAATTGATATGTCAAATGCTTTTGGTTATGAGGAAACAAAAAATATGGATGGAAAAAAAACATATAAGTATTTGGTTGATAAACTTGATGTTGAACCTGATGAGGCAAAACAAAGGACAAAAGAATTTGGAAAAGACCCATCTGGTAAAAGTATAAAAAATAAAAAGAAAGGATCCATTGATAAAATGACTTTATCTGAATTTAATAAAATGGTTGAAGATTTGGTTATTTCAAAAAGAAAAGAAAATTCTGATATACAATCATCAAATACTGAAACAAATCCAATAATCAAAAAAAATATAAAATTGTTAAAAACACAAGCAGAAAAAAATGGTTTAAGTATAAATGATTTAATAAAAATGCTAAAAAGTGAATAGTAAATTATATAGTCAAAAAATACCATTTCCTTATGAAATGAAACAACATTTGGCAATGTGTTTGAATTCTATTGGTGATATACCAAAAGATAGTGAGGGGTATAAAAGAAATAAAGATTTACAAGAAAAAAACACAATATCATATTCACAATTAAAAAGAATAAAAAATTATTTTGATAGTTATAGAGGTAACAATGAAGATGCTGAATTTATTTTAAATGGTGGATTTAAAATGAAATATTGGATTGAACAAACACTAAACCAAATGAGGTTAAATATTAAAATGCCACAAAAACATAGAGCTGATGCTGGGGAATCAAATCAGTTTATTACCACCCATGATAAAGATGATAGCAATGTTAGACCATCACAAACTCACAAAAAAAGATTAGAAAGGCATGCTTCATCAATACCAAGAATAACAGAAGAAATAAATAAAATAAAAAAATTAATAAATTATTAAAAATATGGGATTAGAAACTGCAATTGATTTAAGTCAAAATATTGAAAATGCTCTAAGCAAAATTGCTGAAGAACAAAGAGCAAAACTATTGCCAAAAAATGAATATAAAAATGATTCATTTGAATACTCACAAACAAACCCAAATGCAATTGGTGATGGGGATTCCAAAGGTAGAGGGAATGGAGTTTTTCTTGATACTTATACCCCAACAATTGGAACAAAAGAAGATGTTTTTGAAAGAAAAAATGAAATAAAAATAAACAAATGGAAATCCACAAATAAGTATCCAGATTTTCTTAACAAATGAAATTAACAAATACATTAAAATCATTATTAACAGAAATTGCTTCAATTGAATCAATTGCCTCTGCAATAAGGGGAAAACAAGTCTGTGTAATTTACTATGATGGTGATGAGCCTGGGGGTAAAGGATTAAGACTAATTGAACCAGTTTGTCTTGGTACAACTAAAGCTGGAAATAAAGCAGTTAGAGCATATGATATTGAAGGATCTTCACATACAGGTTATTTGGGGACACAAATACTACCTGGTTGGAGGATATTTAGATTGGATAAAATAATGTCATTAAATCCAAGTGGGGATGTATTTACAACACCAAGAGAAGGGTTTAATTTTAATGGTGATAAAACATTTCAAAATGGGTTATGTATTGTTAAGGCTCAGTTTGATGAAGAATAATTTAAAATATAAAAAGAAAAATAGTAAGACAATATGGATAATGATTTAATGCAAAAATTGGTGAAATCCAAAGCAATAATGGATGTTCACAACAAACTACCAAGAAGTGGCAACTCAATGCCAATGGATGATAGTGTTGATTTTTCAGTACCAAATGCAATATATAATATAGGTGATGATATTCTATCTGAAAATGAAATGACAGCACCTATTATGCCAATAAAAAATATTGAAACACCATCTGAAGATGCAATAAAGAAATCAAGATTGCCAGATGAGATTAAAAAAATTATGTTAGAACATCCAATTGCACAAGTTCAACAGCCTATTGGTAGAAGTATTTTAACAAATGAAATGGTTGAAAAAGCATCAAAATTAATGGGGAATAAACCAAAACAAAATATAATAGAACAAAAACAAGTATCAAACACACCAATAGATGCTGAATATATTAAAAAAATTGTAAAAGAAACAGTTAAATCAACCATTAAAGAAATGGGATTATTAACAGAGAGTACTGAAAAGTCAGATGAATTCTTTCAATTTAGAGTTGGATCTCATATTTTTGAGGGTAAAATACAAAAGATTAAAAAAGTTAAAGGTTAATTACCAAATTATTTTGTTTGTAAAAAGCAATATGCAATTTATGTATATTGCTTTTTTTTTTACTTTTATATATTATAATTGAGTATAAAATATAAAAATGAGTAAACAAATAAAAGTTTTAGTAATCCCTTCAGACAAGTCTGGAGTTGGACTTTTTAGGTCAGTTGATCCTCACATTTTCTTACAGAATGAATTTCCTAATGATTTTTATGTTGACATAAATTATACTCCCCCAATGGATGATATGAACTTTTGGAAGGATTATCAAATTGTTGCATACCATAGAAGTATTGGACCAGATTTTGATAGAGCACATAAGTTAGTTCAAAAATTGAATGATATGGGTATCATAACTATATGTGATATTGATGATTATTGGCTACCAACAAAGGAACATCCAATACATGAGATGATAAAAATACATAAAATAAATGAAAAAATAATTGAAAATTTAAAAGTTGCAAAATATGTTACAACAACAACAAAATTATATGCTGATTTAATTAGGAAATATAATAAAAATGTTTTTGTTTTCCCAAATGCAATTAACCCAGACACACCACAATTCAAAGAGCCAACAATTGAATCTGATAGAGTTAGGGTTGGTTGGCTTGGGGGTAGTTCACATCTCTATGATTTAATGTTATTAGATAAATCATTTAATTCATTAATGAAATATTCAAATAAATTACAATTTGTGTTGTGTGGATTTGATACTAGAGGTTCTGTTACTGAAATTAATTCTGAAACAAAAGAACATAAGAAAAGAAATATAAGACCTGAAGAAACTGTTTGGGCACGTTATGAAGAAATTTTTACACAAAAATATTCTACAATAAGTGAGGATTATAAAAAATATTTGCTTAAATTTGTACAAGAACCTTATGATAATGAAAATAATGAGCCTTATTTAAGGGTTTGGACAAAACCTGTTACAAGTTATGCAAAAAATTATGCAAAATTTGACATATCTTTGGCACCAATAAAGAATCATATTTTCAATGAGATGAAGTCACAATTAAAAGTAATTGAGGCTGGTTTTTATAAAAAAGCATTAATAGCGTCAAACTTTGGTCCATATACCATTGATTTAAAACATGCTTTAAACAAAGGTAATTTTGTGAATGGGGGAAATGCTTTACTTGTTGATGTGGATAGGAATGGGGTTGATTGGGCAAAATATATTGAAAAGTTAATGAAGAATCCTAACTTAGCAAAAGACCTTGGGGAGAATTTATATGAAACAGTTAAGGACACCTATTCATTAAAAACAGTAACAAAGAATAGAGCAGAATTTTATAAGTCAATAATTAAATAACTACAACATGATAAATGTACCTTTAAACAAAATTTTATTTCTTGATATTGAAACTGTTGGTTGTGAAGCCAATTTCAATGATTTAAAAAACAACAAACCTGAATTGGCATTTCAATTTGAAAACTATTTTGATTGGTTTGAAAAAAGATTTCCAGAAGATGGTGCTGATGGGTTTGATTCAATGTTCCATAATCGTTCAGCACTTGTTGCTGAATTCTTAAAAATTGCTTGTGTTTCATTAGCATTTGTTAATGAAGATGGGACAATTAAAATGCAATCATTTTCTGGAACTGATGAGTTGGATATACTTCAAAAAACTCAAAAGGTTTTACAGAAAGTTGGTTCTCTTAATTATTTTCTTTGTGGACATAATGTTAAGGGATTTGATATTCCAGTATTAGCAAAGAGAATGATGATTAATGGTTTAATGCCACCAAAGATTTTACCAAGTTATGACACAAAACCTTGGGAGATTAAAGCAATTGATACAAAAGATATTTGGCAATATGGTCAATTTGGTTCAATTGCATCATTAGAATTAATGTGTGTTAGTCTTGGTATTGAATCATCAAAAAATATGGATGTTACTGGGAATAAGGTACATGATGCCTATTGGAATGATAATAATATTGAAGGTATTACAAAATATTGTGAGAGAGATGTTGAAGTGCTAATTGATGTAATTAAAAAACTCTTAACATTAAAATAAATTATGAAAGTCTGGGTAAATGGTTGCTTTGATATTCTACATATTGGTCATATTCATTTATTAGAATATGCAAAAAGTTTTGGATATGTATTTGTTGGACTTGATAGTGATATGAGAGTTAAAGAATTAAAGGGTAATGATAGACCCTTTAATTCTTTGGACACAAGATTTAAAATAATGTCCTCTTTAAAATATGTTGATGAAGTAACTTCTTTTGATTCTGATGCTGAATTAAAATCAATTTTGGCATACTATCAACCCGATATAATGATTATTGGTGATGATTATAAAGACAAAGAAATAATTGGTCAAGAATTTGTTAAAAAAGTTGTTTTCTTTGAAAAAACACCTAATATTAGTACAACTAAAATATTAAATAATAAAAAAAATTAAAAAATGAGTTTAGGAAACAATTTAGATGGTTTATCAGAAGAGGAAATTGAAAGATTGGGAAATCTTATGAATGAACAAGGTGATGATGATGATATTAGTGGGCTTTTGGAAATGTTTGGTATTTCCCCAGAAGAATATGGTACATTATTTGAAGATGCAATGAAGACAAAAACACTTGGATTTAAAAAAGTCCATCCAGATGCAATTGAACCATTCTATAATTATGAAAAGGATTCTGGATTTGATTTATGTTCAGTAGAGGAAGTTGTATTAAAACCCCTATCTAGGCTAATGGTAAGCACAGGACTTGCTTTTAATATACCAGATGGACATGAAATACAGATTAGACCAAAAAGTGGATTAGCAATCAATTATGGCATTACTGTACTAAATACACCATCCACTATTGATGGGGGGTATGTTGGAGAAGTTAAGGTAATACTATTTAATACATCAAGAGAAGAATTCAATATTAAGAAGGGTACAAAAATTGCACAAGCAGTTTTATGTCCAGTAATACAAGGTAAATATGTGAATATTGAAAATATTGATGAATTACCCCAAACTGATAGGGGGGATAATGGTTTTGGGTCAACAGGGATACAGTTATGATAACAGTTGGTTTTTCAACAAGAAATAGCAATCCAACATTTATTGACCAAATTAGAAAAACAGTAGGTCCAAAAAATGTTGAAATTATTCAAGTTGTCAATGATGGGGAGAAATCATTGACCAAAGTTTATAATGAGATATTGAACCAAGCAAAGAATGACATTGTTGTTCTTTGCCATGATGACATCCTATTTGATGACAAAGGTTGGGGTAATAAATTAATAAAGCATTTTGATAAAACTAATTTTGGTATATTAGGTGTTGCTGGCACAACTAGTATGCCATCATCTGGTATGTGGTGGGAAGAAAGAAATAAAATGCTTGGTATTGTTAACCATAAACATGAGGGTAAAAAATGGGAATCTAAATATTCAACTTCATTAGGTAATGAGGCAGAAAAGGTTGTAATTGTTGATGGTTTATTTATTGCAATTCATAAAGATAGAATTAAAAGCAATTTTATTGAAGAGTTTGATGGTTTCCATTTCTATGATATATCTTTTTGTTTTGAAAATTATATTAAAGGAGTTGAGATTGGTGTTATTTATAATATAAAGATAACTCACTTATCAATAGGTCAAACTAATGATAAATGGGAAGAAAATAAAATTAAATTTGCTAAAAAATATGCAGATAATTTACCAGTTAAATTACCTCATAATGGTAAAAGAAAATTAAATGTTTTAATATCTTGTTTATATTTTAAAAATTTTACAGGATCAGAATTATATGTATATGAATTAGCAAGAAACTTATTAAATCAAAACTGTAATGTTACTGTTGTTGCAGATATAAATGGACCATTAGCTAAAATGGCTGCAAATCTTGGAGTTAAAGTTTTTCATATAAATGAGCCCCCAGGCTTTAAAATTGGGGATGGTGTTTGGGGGTTTAACACCCAAGAAGGATTTAAGGTTAGTGAAGAGAATAAATTATATGCTGTTGCACCAGTTAATTATGATGTAATCCATATCCAGCATAAACCAATTGCTGAAAGAATATGTCAGTTATATCCTGATATACCAAAACTATATACTGTACACTCAGAAGTTATTTCTTTAGAAGAACCAATATTACATCCATCCATAAAAAAATATATTGCCATTAGAGAAAGTATTGCAGAGTATATAAATAAAACTATTGATATACCAAAAGAAGAAGTATCAATTATCAATAATCCAATTGATGAAAATAGATTTAATACAATTAAAACATTAAATGAAAATTATGTTTTATTTGTTGGCACAATTGATTATTTAAGGGAGAAAACAATAAGAGATTTAGTTTTATATACCAAAGAAAAAAATCTTGAACTTTGGTTGGTTGGGGATATTTCATCAAATTATTTATCTGAACTATTAAATGAATCTCATGTTAAACACTTTAACTCAACTTGGAATATTGAAAAATATACAAAAAAATGTGTTGAAACAGCTGGTATAATGTTAGGTCGGACAACAATTGAAGGTTGGATGTGTGGAAAAGGTGGTTGGATTTATGAGGTTAATGATAGTGGAGATATATTGAGTAAAGAGTTTCATTTACCCCCAAGCCAAAGTGAATTAGAGAATAAATTTTTTGGTTCAACTGTTGCAAAAAAAATAAAAGATGAATATGTTAAAATAATATAATGAAGATATTGATATGTGTTGGAACTAGACCTGAATGGTTGAAAATAAAGCCTATAATTAATTTATTAGATAAGAGTGAATTTGATTTATTATTTACAGGGCAACACATTGATTTATTATCTGAAATTGATTTTCATCATAAAATTAATATTTTAGGAAATGGTAATAGGTTAAGTAATGTTGTTAGTTCTTGCTTATTATCAATGCCAAAGTTAGATTATGATTATGTTTTGGTACAAGGGGATACAGCATCAGCATTTGGTTGTGCTTTATCCTCTTTTCATAATAAAATTAAAATCATACATTTGGAAGCTGGGTTAAGAACATATGATAATGATAATCCTTATCCAGAAGAATCATATAGGCAAATGATATCAAGAATTGCTGATATTAATTTTTGCCCAACAGAGTTATCTTATAATAATTTAATATCTGAAAATGTTTTTGGGAAATCATATATTGTTGGAAATACAGTATTGGATAATCTTCTTAACTATAAGAAAGATGTGATATATGGAAATAAAGTATTGGTAACATTACATAGAAGGGAGAATCATAGTATTATGGATTTATGGTTCAAGAATATAAATATTGTTGCAGAAAAACACCCTAATTTAAAATTTATATTACCTATTCATCCAAATCCAAATGTTTTAAAATATAGGGATATTTTATCAGATAATATTGAGGTGGCCAATCCATTGTCTCATAATGATTTAATAAATGTATTAGTTAATTGTAGATTTGTTATAACTGATAGTGGGGGTATTCAAGAGGAAGCAACATTCTTAAATAAAATTAGTATTGTGTGTAGAAAGACCACAGAAAGACCTGAAGGTATAAAGACAGGGCATTTGCATTTATGTAATAATCCAGATAAATTAAGTTATTATGTGGATAACATAGCAGATAACAATTTTGTTATAACAAATAAATGCCCATATGGTGATGGTAAATCATCAGAAAAGATAATAAAAATATTGAGAGATGGTGACAGTAATTCTTAATGGGTATAAAAGATCTAAACACTTTGCAGAACAACTAAAGGCTATTAAAGGTCAAACATTAAGACCAAAAGAAATATTATTTTGGCAAAATAAAGGAGAGGAGTTTGATGATGAATTGGTTAAACAAACAACTCATGCAAATTGTAATAAAAATTTTGGTGTTTGGGCAAGGTTTGCTTATGCATTAAATGCTCGTACTGAATATGTTTGTGTATTTGATGATGATACAATACCAGGTTCAAAATGGCTTGAAAATTGTTATAATACAATACAAGAATATGATGGATTATTAGGCACAATTGGTGTTAAATTTTTGAATGAAAAAAACTATGTTCAGAATGTAAGAGTTGGGTGGGATAGACCAAATGAAAAAACAGAAGTTGTTGATATTGTTGGGCATTCTTGGTTCTTTAAAAGAGAAGATTTGGCAACTTTTTGGAGAGAGTTACCAGATATTAATCATAGTGTTTTGGTTGGTGAAGATATGCATTTTTCATATACTCTACAAAAATACACAAATAAAAAAACATACGTTCCACCTCACCCGATGGATGATAGGGAAATGTGGGGCAGCAAACCAGATTCTGCTTGGACAATAGGATCAGATGGGGTTGCAATATCAAAAAATATGCAAAATATGTCAACAATGAATAATGCTTTTATGGGTTATTTGGATAAAGGATTCAAATTATTAAAAAATGGAAAATAAACCAATAGTACATGCGTATTTTTTATGTTATAATGAAGAATACATATTACCACATTTGATAAAGTACTATTCAAAATTTTGTGATAAAATTATATTTTTGGATAATAAATCAAATGATAGAAGCATTGAAATAATTAATTCATTTCCCAATACATCAATTGTTAGTTGGGATTCTAAAAATGAAGTTAGAGATGATTTATACCTTAGGATGAAAAACAATTTGTGGAGGGATAGTATTGGCAAATGTGATTTTGTTATAATTGGGGATGCAGATGAATTTTTATACCACCCAAATATGTATGAGTTTCTTAATGATTCAAAAGAAAAAGGTTATACTATATTCAAACCAGAAGGTTATCATATGATAGGTGATGAAGATTTAATCTTGGATGATAATGATAATCTAATAGAAAAAGTTCAATATGGCATAATTGGAAGTAGCAATGACAAACTAATGATGTTTAACCCAAATAAAATATCTGATATAAATTATAGTTTTGGTTGCCATATTGCAAATCCAATTGGGGATGTTAAATATTGTGTTGATAATAACTTAAAAATGCTACATTATAAATATTTAGGTCTAAATGATTTTTTATATAAACAAAAAATTAGAAAAGAAAGACTTAGTGAATTTAATAAAAAACACAATCTTGGGATGTATTATTTGTATAGTGAAGAAAAGCATATTGAAGAGTATAAAAGTTTTATAGTTAAAAGAAAAAAAGTATTATGAAAACATTTAGTGGTGACTTTGATAAATTAAAATTTAATTTGGAAAATAATATTAATTTTTCATTTACCAGATTTTCTGATGGTGAATTATTTGTATTACAAAATAAACATTTAGAATTAAATGATAATCACTATATAATTGACAAAGAAAAAGGTTATGGTATTTACACTAATGAAGAACACAAACAATTTATTCCAGGAAAACATGAATTTTTTAGAAAAAAACTAGAAGAATCATTGGCTTGTAATTTACCTAACTTTTATAGGGGAATTTGTACTAGACCTGATGTTGATTATAGTGTGTTTAAATGGATGATTGATTTGGCTGGGGGAGATTCAGAAACTTTAACTTGGGCAAATCTACTAATAAATGGCAATTATGAAAGATATATGAAAGAAATAGTGCCAATTTTTGAAAAAAAAGAAATTATTTTTGTTGTTAATGAAAATGCTGATTTTAAAAATTTACCTTTTTTAGTAGAAAAGGATTTTAGAGTAGGTAAAAATTCATTTATTAATGATTATTATTTAATTGATATTATTAAAAAATATATTATAGATTATAATATAACAAATAAATTATTTTTAGTATCTGCTGCTAGTTTTAGTAATTTACTAATACATGAATTGCATAAAACTTCAAATAATAACACTTATTTAGAAATTGGGAGTACATTAAATCCATTACTATCACTAGATAGTTGGAAATATAGTAGATTATACTTACAAGAATATTGGTTAAATAAAGGAAAAAATCATCTAAATATGGAATGTTTATGGAATTGAAATTAGTTGCTTGTGATGAAAAGTACTATGAATTTATTAGAACCCTCAGAACTCATCCTAAAAATGAAAATGGATTTATAAATAAGTCAAAAATAACTAAAGAAGACCAAATTTTGTATATGCAAAAATATCATAATTGTTACTTCATATGTTTAAGTGGAGATACACCTACTGGTTATGTTGGTGTTGTTGATAATGATTTAAGAATATGTACTCATTGGAATTTTAAAAAACAAGGAGTTGCAAAATTTATGCTGTCTAAAATTATTGAAAATAATCCAAATATTGATGTTAAAGTGTTAAAATCAAATAAATCTAGTTTAAATTTGTTTATAAAAAATAAATTTAAAATTATAAAAAGTGATAACAATTTATTTTATTTAAAATATGAAATATAAAAAACCAAATAATAATCCTTTTTCAATTGTTAAAAATTTTGAAGAAGAAATTGCTAATTATACTAATGCTCCATATGCAATATCTGTTGATAATTGTACTAATGCTATATTTTTAGTATGCAAATATTTAAATGTTGGTGAAATTACAATACCTTCAAAAACTTATTTATCTGTACCTCAATCAATTATACATGCTGGAGGAGAAGTTGTCTTTGACACAACAGAAGAAACTAATAATTGGAAAGGTATTTACCAATTAAAACCATACCCAATATATGACTCAGCAAAAAGATTCACATCTAATATGTATATACCAAATACATTTATGTGTTTGTCATTTCATATAAAAAAACACTTAAAAATAGGTAAAGGTGGTATGATTCTTACAGATAATGAAGATGCATTTAATTGGTTTAAAAAAGCCAGATATGAAGGTAGAAGCGAAAAACTATATCATGAGGATGATATTGAAATGCTTGGATGGAATATGTACATAACTCCACAACAAGCATCACATGGTCTTGCTCTTATGCAAAATATGCCAATGCATAATGATGATTTAGATGAACACAATGGGTATAGAGATTTAACAAATTTCACTATATTTAAAAATAATAAAGTAATATAATAATGAGAATTGCACTTTGCTTACATGGGCTTTTCAACTCAATTGAAGATTCATCATCAAATGGTGTGGATGGTTATAAATATATAAATGAAAACATAATAAATAAAAATGATGTTGATGTATATATACATAGCTGGGATGTGGATAAAAAAAATCAAATAATAAGTCTATATAATCCTATAAATTTTAAATTTGACTACCAAAAAGATTTTTCAAAGTTAATTAATGAAAGAGGATTAAATAATTTAATAGCACCACCTAGACCCCCACAGAATGTTTTGTCACATTTTTATAGTATTAGTGAAGTTTTTAAATTGTTATATGAAGATAATAAAAAATATGATATAGTTGTAAAATCAAGGTTTGATTTAGGGAGAATAAATAGAAATACTTCTGGACCTGGGAGGCATAACCCATACCCAGTTCAATGCATAAATTTTATAAAAAATATAAAAAAAAATAAAATCTATATGGCTAATTGGAATCATTTTCATATGGGTCCACCTGATATGTGGTTTTATGGTTCATATGAAATTATGCATAATTTTACTAAATTATATGATTGTTTGGAAAAAAATATGTATTTAGATTCCAATTTTCACAAATTTGCAAAAAATATAGAAGGTAATATAGGGGATTTGTCTAACTCAATTGCATTTTATAAATGGTGGATGTTAGAAAATGGTTTATGGGATAATAAAATAACATTAAACACAATATGGAGTTAAATATATTAGTATATACTCATACTGACTATAAAGATGCTTGGGCACCTTTCTTTGGACAAATAAATAAATTTTTGCCAGATTCAAAATTATATGTTTTAGTTAATGATTATGATTCTAATATTCCAGTTAAATGTAATATTATTTTATATGATGATAAAAAAAAATATTCTGATAGAATTAAAGATAGTTTAGATAAATTATTGTGTGATTATTTTTTATTTATACATGAAGATATGTTTTTGTATGATAAACCAAATAATAAAATTATTGAAAGATATATTGGGTATATTAAAGACAAGAGTGCTAGTAGCATAAAATTGATTTATGTAGATGATGTAAATAATTCTACCCCACATATTGATTCAACATTAATTTTAAATGGATATTCTAAATTTTCTATACAACCAACACTTATATTAAAAGACACATTATATGAAAAATTAAATGAACTACCATCTTTAAATATATATGAATTAGAAAATGCAATTATAAATAATAATAAAGATTTTATGTGTAAAATAGGTGGGGAGTCAAAGAGGGGGAGTTGTCACTATGATAGTTTAGTTTTCCCATATATTGCAACAGCAATAGTTAGAGGTAAATGGAATTACTTGGAGTATAAAAATGAATTAGATATTATTCTAACTGAATATAATATTGATAAAAATAAACGTGGTATTTTTTAATTTAAAAAAATGGATATTGGAATATGTTACAAAGGTGTCTTTAATATTAATTATATTAGGCAATATGGTGTTGATAAATATTTGTTAAATAAATTAGATGAAACAATAAAAAATCATAATGAAATGATTTATGATGAGTTATTATTATATGATAATAAAATAGATACATTTATGTCATCATATAATATAAATGATAAGTTAAATAGTATACTAGTAAGAGATTATAAATCTAAAAAATACACATTTACTAGCCAAACTAATATCTCATCAAATACTTGGGTGGCACAATTAAATCATTTAAATATATTAATTTCTATGATTATTGAAGAAGAAAAATTAAGAAATAAAAATTATGACTATTTTATTTTCACACGTTTTGATATTTTTTTTCATAAAAAATATGATATATTTAATATAGATTTAAATAAATTTAATATAACTGTTGAACATCCTTCTGGTAATTGTGATGATAATTTATGGATTTTCCCTAGAAAGTATTTAGATATTTTTCAAAAATCAATAAATGAATTATTAATAGAGAATAAGATGACTCATGAAATAAATCATAAAATATTAAAATTTGGTGGTGATATAAATTATATTGATAATTTGATAGATTCATATATGGGGCATACAATATTTTCTTTTGTTAGATAAAACATAATAAAAAATGATTAAATTAATAATTTTTGACTTAGATGGTGTATTGGTTGATGCAAAAAACATTCATTATAAGACTTTAAATGAAGCATTAGGTAATAAATATGAGATATCCTGGGAGGAACATTTAAATAAATATGATGGGTTAAAGACAAATGAAAAACTAACATTATTAACAACAAGTAAAGGTTTACCCCCATCATTATATAATGATATATGGTTAAAAAAACAAAAATTAACTATTGAAGAATTAAAGAAAATAAAACCAAATAGCATATTAAAAAATACTATAAAAGAATTAGCAAAAGAAAATTACAAAATAGCAGTTTGCTCTAATAGTATTAGAAAAACTATTCTAACTGTTTTATCTAAATTAGATATAATTGAATATTTTGATTATATTGTATCCAATGAGGATGTGAATAATTCAAAACCCCACCCAGAAATGTATTGGAAAACAATTTCATATTTTGGATTCTTACCCAAAGAAACATTAATTGTTGAAGATTCACCTTTTGGTTTATTGGCAGCAAATAGATCCAATTCAAATGTTATGAGAGTTATATCCCCAAATGATGTGACATATTTTAATATAAATAAACATATTAATACTTTAAAAATGGAAAATAATCCAAAATGGAAAAATGAAAAACTAAATGTTTTAATACCAATGGCAGGTGCTGGAAGTAGATTTGAGAAAGCTGGATATACTTTCCCAAAACCATTAATTGATATTAATGGTAAGCCTATGATACAAGTTGTTGTGGATAATCTAAACTTAGATGCTAATTTTATTTATGTTGTCCAAAAAAGTCATAGAAAAAAATATAATTTAGACACATTATTAAACCTAATAACCCCCAATTGTAAGATAATTGATGTTGATGGAATTACAGAAGGTGCCGCTTGTACTGCTTTGTTAGCAAAAGAATATATAGATAATGATAATCCATTATTTTTTGCCAACTCTGATCAGTTTGTTGAATGGAGTTCAAGTGACTTTATGTATAAAATGCAAGAAACTAATTTTGATGGAGGTATAGTTACATTTGAATCAACCCATCCTAAATGGTCATTTGTTGAATTAGACAATAATAACTTTGTGAAAAGGGTTGAAGAAAAAAATCCTATATCAAATATAGCAACTGTGGGGTATTATTTTTGGAAAAATGGTTCAGATTTTGTAAAATATGCTGAACAAATGATTGCTAATAATATTAGAGTTAATAATGAATTTTATGTTTGCCCTGTTTTTAATGAAGCAATTAATGGTGGTAAAAAAATAATAACATTTAAAGCAACAAAAATGTGGGGACTAGGTACACCAGAAGATTTGGATTTATTTTTAAAAAATAAAACTTAATATTAATTTAATAATTAAAAATGGATATATAAATAATATCACTTGTTATTTATTAAATAAAAACAATTTAATGACGAGAAGAAGATTTGTGAAAAAAGAAGATGAGGTTGAGTTAGCTCCCCAATCAAGAAAAAGCCAAATTTGTAGTTTGCTAAAAAAGAAAACAAAAGAGAAATTCCTAAATGACAATCAAGCAATTTATTATGATAAATTGTTAAATCACCAAATCACAATATGTGTTGGTCCAGCAGGAACTGGCAAGAGTTATATGTCAATGAAGGCAGCAGTTGATTTACTTGCAGACCCTAACAATACATATGATAAATTGGTGATTGTTAAACCAGCAGTTGAAGCAGAAGAGAAACTTGGTGCCCTACCAGGAACAGTCAATGAGAAAATGGATCCATATATTTATCCATCATTTTACTTGTTGAATAAAATAATTGGAAAAAATATCCGTGAAAAATTAATGGATATGGAGGTTATTGAGGTTATGGCACTTGCTTATATGAGGGGTATAAACATTGATAACACTATATTGGTATTGGAGGAAGCCCAAAACACTACACCAAACCAAATGAAATTACTATTGACAAGAATAGGTTTTAATACTAAATTTTTTATATCTGGTGATTTGGAACAAACTGATAGATATAAAGACAAGAGGGGGACTGGTTTATATGATGCAATGCAAAAATTAAATGATATTGATGATATTGCAAGGCATGAATTTGGACAAGAGGATATTGTTAGAAACCCAATAATTAGTAAAATATTGAAAAAATATGAAGATAGCAATTGATTTAAATGGAGTATTAAGGGATACTCTTGGGAAGATAGAACAAGTTTATGATAAGTTTTATGTTTCAAATGAAGATAATGATTCAGAATTTAAATATGAAATAAATTACCCAATTGATTCCTTAAATCTTTTAAATCATTTTAAATTTCCACTGGATGATGATTTATATAATTTTTTATATATTGAGCATCCAATGGAAATATTTGGGCATGCTGCATCTATTGAATATACTGGAATGAATGATTTAAATGATTTTTATTTGGATATGAGGAATAATCATGAAATTATTATTGTGTCAGATGAAATTGGAAAATCCAAACCAGCAACATTGTTTTTTTTGTCAAAATTTTCTTGTTTAGTAGAAAATATAAAATTTTATAGTGAACAGACAAAAAATGATATGATAAATTCAATAGATGTTTTACTTACAGCAAATCCTAGTTTATTATTAGAAATACCTAATAATAAAATTTTTATAAAGTATGAGCAAGAGTATAATAAAAATATTAAAACAAAATTTGTTATACAAAAAATAAACCAATTAAAAGAAAAAATATTGGAAATATGTTAAAAATATTTGGAGAACATTATTATGTTGATTTAGATGTTATTGAGAAATATGTTGATATGAGTTCAGTTGAAACATCAACATCAACATCAGGTGAAACTGAAACAAAAATAAATATAATTAAATATGAACTTGTAAAATTAATGTTAGATGTTGTATTATCTGAAGCAGATGATATTGATGATAAATTAGGAATAAATTCTGCTAAAGATTTAACAATACCATTTAAAATGGCATTCAACACTTTATTAAACAAAAAAATAATAAACCACTATTAATATGAATGATATAAAACCAAAAATTGAAAATTCTTTAAATATTTTAAAAAATAGACAATCAAGAATTTATTTTGTTGCCCAAGATACAAAAGGTAATGCTAGGGCATCTATAAAATATATTTATGATATGGCTATTGCATTAAAAGATAATGGATTTAATTCTATTATTTTACATGAAAAAAAAGACTATACTGGTGTTAGTTCTTGGCTTGATGAAAGTTATATGACAAAATTACCTCACAAATCTATTGATGGGGAAAATTTAGAAATAAGTCCAGAAGACTTTATTGTTCTACCTGAAATATATGGATTCATTATGGAGCAGATAAAAGATTTACCATGTGGTAAAATTGTTTTAGCACAATCTTATTCATATATTCTGGAAACATTGCAACCTGGACAAGCATGGACTTCTTTTGGCTTTTTAAAATGTATAACAACAAGTGAAAAACAAAAAAATGAAATTGATTCATATATGAAGAAAATTTCATATGATGTAATTACACCATTTATTTCTGATAATTTTGACAAGCCAAAATTACCCCCAATGCCAATTATTGCTATGCATACAAGAGACCAAAGTGATACCATTAATATAGTTAAACAATTTTATTTAAAATACCCCCAATTTAGATGGTTCACATTTAGGGATATGAGAGGGTTATCAAATGTAGAATTTTCAAATTCATTAAAAAATTGTTTTTTAAGTGTTTGGATAGATGACATAAGTGGTTTTGGTACTTTCCCATTAGAATCTATGTCTTGTGGAATTCCAGTTATTGGTAAAATACCAGATTTAATTCCAGAATGGATGACTGATAAAAATGGTATATGGGTTCAAGATAAACTAAAATTAGTTGATTATATTGCTGAATTTATACAAAATTGGCTTGAAGATTCTATTACTATAGACTTATATAATGAATTAGAAACAACAGCAAAAGAATACCAAAATAAAGATAAATTTACAAAAGCAACATTGGATTGTTTTAATAACTATTTTGAAAATAGAATAAATGCTTTTCAAGAACAATTAAATAAAATATAAAATGAGTACAAACTTATCACTATCAGTTATACTACCTATTAAATCATCAAAAGCAAAAGATTTCAATACTTTTTTTGAAAAAGCAATTAAATCTTTGGATAATCAATATGAATATTTTGATGAATTAGTTATTGTACACACAAATGAAGATACTCTTGTTGAATTTTTAAATAATTTTGATTTTAGAAATTTAAATGTTAAGAAAATAGTATGGGATAAAGACCCAAATTATTGTGCCCAAGTTAATTATGGGGTTGAAAATTCAACATCTGAATGGGTTAGTTTTTTTGAATTTGATGATGAATATTCAAATATTTGGTTTAAGAATTTTAAAAAGTATGCAGAAGTTTACCCTGATTATAAAACATTTTTACCAATTGTTGTTGATGTTGATTCAAAAGAATCATTTGCAGGATTCACAAATGAGGCAACTTTTGCAGCAAATTTCACACAAGAAATGGGTATTTTAACAAATGATATTCTTCATGATTACCAAAATTTTCAAACATCTGGAATTATTATGAAGAAAGATATATTTATTAATATTGGGGGATTTAAACCTTCTATGAAATTAACTTTTGGGTATGAATTTTTATTAAGGTTAACATATAATGAAGCATCAATTATGACTATACCTAGAATAGGGTATAAACATACAAATTTGAGAGAAGGATCTATTTTTTGGAATTATAAATTTGATAAAGATAAAATAAATGAGGATGAGGTTAAATTTTGGCTTCAGACTGCAAAAAAAGAATATTTTTTCACAACAGATAGAGAAATAAAATATGAAATTGAAAAATCTTAATGATAAGTCAAGTTGATGTTATAGAAAATGAATCTAAGAAAATAAAAAAGAAACCAAAAGAAAACTACTTTGACACCAGAGAAGAAAATGCTGTTATTGATTTTCTAACTGCTGAAACTACACAAGAAAAAAATAACATATATAATCAATTTCTTAGAAAGCCATTAGATAAGATGATATCGTCAATAATTAGACGATATAGATTATACAGAAAAGATATGGACTTCAATGATATTCATACAGATGTCCATTCTTTTCTTATGACCAAAGTAGATAAATTTAAACCATCTAAAAATAAAAAAGCATATTCTTACTTTGGTACAATATGCAAAAATTATCTGATGGGTCAAATTCTTAAAGACCAAAAAGAAATAAATAGAAAAGTATCATATGAAGACATATCTTCATCAATAGAAGAGAGATCTGATATGGTTTACAGTATTGATGATGATGTTATAGATTTAGATACTATAATTATAGAATATACAATAAAATTAAAAGACTTTGTTGATACTCAAAATTTAAATGATAATGAAAGAAAATTAGGATTAGCTTTAATTGATGTGTTTGAAAAATATGAAACAATATTTACATCAACAGATAATTCAAAATTTAATAAAAATCTAATATTATTGTCATTAAGGGAGATGACAAATTTAACAACAAAAGAGATTAGAGTTTCTTTAAAGAAATTCAAATCTCTTTATATTTTTATTGTAAATAAAATTATATAGTATATGCCTAGACCACTTAAAAAAGAAATTGCATTTAATAAAGACTCTATTTTAAATTTAATGCAAGAAATTTATAATGAACTTGTTGAACAAAGAACCACAGCAATACGCATTCAAAATAAAATGTTAGCTATGCTGAAAGACCCAGAAGATATGACTATGATTGGACCTGTTATTGAAAAACAACAAAAAATTATAAATGAATGTGTTGAAAAAAAATTAAGTCTATCTAAATTACAATCAAGCATTTGGGAGAAAATGAGTAAAGATGAAACATCATATTCATTTGCTGATTTAGATGAATCATTATTACAAAATTTATTAGATAAAGATATTGACAATGAAGTCAATAATTACACATTAAAATAATATTATGCCAAGCCTATTAAATGAGTACAAAAAAATTAGTAGTCAAATTGATGCATTTACAACTTATTTAAGTAGCACTAAAGCATCTGAAGATGCCAGAGCACAGGCTCAAATATTTTTTGATAAAAAAGTATCTAATATAAATAATAGTATTGGGATTTCTAACTCACCTAATAATTTAAAAAAAAATAAAACACCCACTTTATTTAATCAACTAATCTCTTTTATAAAAAAAATAGATGGTGAAGGTGCTGATACAAACAATAAATTATTAAAGTCATTCTCTAATATTGTTATAAAAAATATTCCAGAAATAAAAAACATATTAAAAGAAGAGGCCATAAAATTAATAGGTTGTAGGGATGATCAAACTTTTCCAACACTAAATATAGTTGATTTTAAATCTAATTTTAACATAAAAATACCTATTGAAAGTCAAATTTATGTTCCTATAAAAAATTTAGATTTATGGAATAACTTAAAAAAAGACCCAGACTCAACAAGTGGAATTTTTTTCTATGAAAAAACAAGTCCAACATCTATACAAAATTCTATTAATAACAATTTGTATAAAAATTATGGTGGGAGTTTGGACTTCCCATTAAACTATGAAATATATAACAGGATTCTTAACCCAGAAGAAAGTTTCTATAAGAAGTATAATAAAACATATAATGGTAAATCAGGTTTACCATTATTTGATTTTAAATATACAAAAAAAAATGATTTAAATGAAAGTGGGGACTTTATTGCTGTAACACTATTAAGTGGTAATGATGAATTTAATTTTTATAGTAAATTTATATCTGATTATTATGAAAGTATAAATATTTTTGATTTCAACAATTTAATAAAAAATATATTCAACTACATACTAGATGGTACAGATATAACACAAAGTAGTTCCCCCAAAGAAATTAGTGACAAATCTAAATTTAAAATTCTTATTGAAAGAATTTGTGGAAAATGTTTTGACAATAGTGACAGTATTGATATTAGTGGTATTGCCAAAATCCCAGAATTAGATGATGAGAGTGATGATTTTTTCACATTTTCAGAGATAGAGTTAAGGGATATTGATGATAAAATTAACAACTATGTAAATAAAATTTTAAATTTTGATGATTGTGGAGTTGTTAATCAACCAATTGATTATGACATAATAGTTGATTATGCAAAAGAAATTGTTGATGGGTTTGATAAACTAACGCCAAACTCAAAAAGTGATGAATTAACAAATTCTGTATTAAATGTATTAAATAATAATAATTTAACTAACAATAACTCAACATTATTTTCATTTGTTAATGCACTATTAGAATCTATAATTTCCCCCAAAGTATTATTTCCTATTATGGTGTTGGGTCAAGTTATTGAAAAAACAACTAATAAAAAATATAATGATTTAAAAAATCAAGCAACAAAATTTATAAAACAAAATGAAAAATCAATAAATAATTTCACAAAAGAAACTGTTGAAAGTGCTGAATTTTTTGCAAAAAAATATAAAACATATTTACAAAATGTAACAAAAAGAATTCTTGAACTTTTTATAAAAGAACTTTTTAATATTTTAAAAGGTAAATTAAAAAAAATAGTATCAAGAGTTATTGGGGGTGTTTTTAAAAATTATACAAAAAAACAAAAACAAATAATATTGGCATTGAGTTCTAGTTTAATTGGTATTATATCAACAATAACTGATTTTAAAAAATGTAAAAGTGTTGTTGACAACATCAATAAAATATTAAATTCAATAAATATTTTAACAAAATCTACAATAATACCTATACCTCCACCCCTATTGATTGGGGCACAATTTTTACCTGGGTTTTCAAATGAAAGAGCAAAAATAAATGTTATTTCTGAAATGCAGAATTTGGGTTTACCTACCGAACCCTTATTAGATGGGACACCAAATAGAGTTTTATTATTTGCTGAATCTATAATAAATGGTATGGATAATGAAGAAATTGCAAATGGTGCTGTTGATGGATTTATTGATCCATTATTAACTGGTAGAGTTTTTGCCAAAAAAAGACATGGGTAATATGGAAAATAGTATTGATAATGTTATTGAATTTTCAAAAAAGTTAAAAGAAAAGAGTAATGTTGAAATTACAAATACTCTTGATTATTTAAATAATGAATTTAATTTCACTAAAGATATAGTTATAAACTTAACACATAAATTAGATAAAATAGAAGAGTTGTATACTATAATACTAAAAGAATATAATAGTAGACAAAATGGATAATAGAATATTATTTCCAGCAATAATTACACATATTGATGATCCAGATATGGTTGGACGCATTAGAGCAACAATTGAATCTGATAGAAATGAGGCAATATTAAATTCAATTACAAATCCACCTTTTGATATTAAAAAAGATATATGGGGACCTAGAGATCCTTTTATATTTAAACCTTTGTTACCTTATTATCTTAGTTCACCTTTAGTTGTTGGAGAACTAGTTTTAGTTATCTTCTCAAATAAAGATTACAGATTTGATGACCAATATTATATACAATCAGATTTTACTTCCCCAATGAGAGCATCTTTGAATAGTTCAACTGAAGGAAAAATTAATAAAGGTTCAGGAAGAAGATATATAAAAAATTTAAGTTTAAAAAATTTAGATGGGTCTTATAGAAAATTAAAAACAAAGGGTTTATTTATTGAACCCCAAGATGCTGGAATTGTAGGTAGAGGAACATCTGATGTTGTTGTTAAAGATAATGATGTTATAATACGTTCGGGTAAATATAAGGGAGAATTAAACCCCAAAGAATTTCCAACACCAAATGAAAATAGATCCTTTATTCAAGTTTCCAAATATGATACACGCAAAGTTGTTTTACCAAATGTTGATTTTGAATTTGAAAGAAATAAAGTTTTATCTACAAAATTTCTAATTGAATGGATTATTCAAAATCCAGATGCAACAGAAAATTTTAATGGAGTGATAAATTTATATTCATTAAAACAAAATGAAAAAGTAAACATAGATAAAATTAATGTAAATAGTTCTATTGATGATTTAAAATCAATTAGAGCTAGAGCATCTTTTAATGGTTTACCAAAATCAGATGCAATAGCATTTATAAATAAATTTATTTTTGATTGTGATAATATTCTAAAATTAGATGATGGGACACAATTATTTTTGGAAAATGAAATTAAATACCCCATATTTTTTAGACCTGGATTTGCAACACAATTAAGATTAAATAATACTTATGGAAAATTACCTTCTCAAAATTTAATTGATATTAACAATCAAATAAAATTTGATAAATTTTCTAAAATAGGTGGATATGGATTTATATATTCAAAAGGTAACACCAAGATACCAACATTAAATGAATTATCCAAAATAGTTGAAACTAAAATACTTAATGAAGTAAATACATCAACTCTAATTGGGGCTGATGATATTTATTTATTATCTCACAATTCAGAACCAGCACCAAATAAAACTAAAATAGATTTGAATGATACTATGTATGGAATTACCCAAGAGAAAATAATTGATAGTATATACCCAAATACATCTTCATCTGTTAGAGGTGAAGAATTGTTAGAATTGTTAAATTTAATTGTTAGATTTTTAATAACTCATGCACATCCATTTCCGGGGTTACCTCCAGTTTCTGTTACAGAAGATGGATCAACAATAGATAATTTATTAAAGGAATTATCATTGGCCACAAGAAAAATATTAAGCAAAAAAATTAGAATTAATTGATATTTATTAAATAAAAAAATGTCAATTCATCTATCTTATTTTAATAGAAATAACACTTTAATTGCAAATTCAAAAACAAATACAGGTAGAAACCCTGTTATTGAGTTAACTTATGGTGCAACAGATTATTTAATTCCAGCATATGGTCCAACAAGGCTAATATTTGATTTAAATTTACAACCCCTAATTGATAAAGTCAATGATGATATCATATTTAGTGGTTCATTATCAAGTGTTACACACACATTAGTATTAAAAAATACAGCATCTTTTGATGAATCTTTATTAAATGGAAAAATGCCAAGCCAAAAACGTAGGGCATCTTCTTTTGATTTGGTTTTATTTAGAATACCATTGAGCAGTGGTAATACTGGTTATGTTCAGTATTGGGATGAAGGTGTTGGATATGATTATACAAATTATTCAAAAAATCTTAATTCTGGATCCGGGGCAAAATACCCTTTGGTTATTAAAGATGATAATTCATTTGCTGATACTCCCTCCAATTGGTTTAGTGGTAAAACAATAAGTGGTTGGACAGAATCTGGGATTTATAACAATAAAAATAATGGAAATGTTAATTATTCTGGATTAACCATTATTGATACCCAACATTTTGAATTTGGTAATGAAGATATTTCATTTGATATGACAAATGAAATAAATGACATTTTAAGTGGCTCTACCACATCTTATTCTGGTTGGGGTATTGCATATCCCCCATCTTATGAAAACGCAACAGGCTTAACAGAAAGCTATTCTGTTGGCTTCTTTTCAAGGCATACCCAGACATTTTATGAACCTTATTTATTAACAACTTATGATGATTTGATTAAGGATGATAGAAATAATTTTGTTAAGAATAGGATAAATAAATTATATCTTTATGTAACAGATGAAGATTCATACTCAAATTTGGATAATAATCCAATTGTTAATATATTTGACAATGATGGGGATGTTGTTGTTGGTTGTGCAAACTTACCAACAAGATTAATAACCAAGGGAGTTTATGAAGTATCTGTACCAAATTCATTTAGTGGATATACAACACCTATGGTGTTTACTGATGTTTGGAGTGGGATGACCTTAAATGGAATTACATTACCTAATGTTGAAAATGAATTTATACTATATGGTATGAATAACAGAATTAAAACTGGAACAAAAACAACAGAAAGTGAAACATATAATTTTGATTTCTATAACATTATGCAAGGGGAAAAAATACTCAATACTGATGTTAGAAAGATTGGGGTCATAATTAAAAAAGCATATAGCACAAGTGAATTATTAACAAACATTAAAGGATTTTATCGTGTTTATGTTAAGGAGGGGGAAACCCAAGTTCAAGTTCAAGATTGGACAGAATTTAACAGAACACCAAATGAATATTATTTTAATTTTGACACAAGAGATAAAATACCAAATAAATACTTTGTTGATTTAAAGGTTCAAATTGCTGGGGAGATTACCACATACAAAAAACAATTGCACTTTTTTATCGTAAATAAAAAATAATGGAAAATAAAACATTAAAAAAAATATTTGATTTTCTTGAAGATAAAGAAAACAAAAAAAATAAAAACAAGGGAACTTTAAGATGGAAATTATTTTTCAATGAACCATTAACAAAAGATGATTTGATTGTAGATAATTTAAATTTGGCAAATTTAAAAATAACATCATTACCAGAAGGATTGGAAATTAAAGATTATTTAAATTTATATAATTGCACAAATTTAACATCCTTACCAAAAGGGTTAAAAGTTGGGGGGAAGTTATCTTTAGAAAATTGCACAAGTTTAACATCATTGCCAGAAGGATTGGAAGTTGGGGATTATTTATATTTAGAAAATTGCACAAGTTTAACATCATTACCAGAAGGGTTGAAAGTTGAAGAAAATTTATATCTTATAAAAACACCATTGGCAAAACTTTCAGATTCTGTTTTATTAAAGATGATTGGTTCAGATGGTTATATAAAAGGAAAAATAGTTAGATAATGGAAAAAGAAACATTAAAAAGAATATTTGAATTCCTTGAAGAGAAAGGAGAACATAGAGCACCATTTAAATGGAAAATATTAAATAATAAGCCAATAACCAAAGAAGATTTAGATGTTATAGGTAATTTGTGGTTTTATGGAGCAACAATAACCTCATTACCAGAAGGATTAAAAGTTGGTGGTAATTTTGATGTAAGAAAATCAAAAATAACCTCATTGCCAGAAGGTTTGAAAGTTGGTGGTGATTTAAATTTAGGGTCAACAAAAATAACTTCATTACCAGAAGGATTGGAAGTTGGTGGTAATTTGTTGTCATCTAATACAGATATAACCTTCCTACCAAAAGGATTGAAAGTTGGTAGGGATTTGTATTTAAATGATACAAAAATAACTTCATTACCAGAAGGATTGAAAGTTGGAGGGCATTTAGTTTTAAATAATACAAAAATAACTTCATTACCAGAAGGACTTGAAGTTAGGAAAGATTTGGTGTTATTTGGTTGTAAAAATATACAATCATTACCTGAAGGATTGAAAGTTGGGGGAGATTTGGATTTAAGACTAACAGATTTAACCTCATTACCAAAAGGGTTGAAAGTTTATGGATCTATAATGTTGAATCTTTCCCATTTAGATGAAATTAGTAATTATAGATTAAGAAAGATGATTCAACCTGGATTTATAAAAGGAAAAATAGTTAGATAATGGAAAAAGAAACAATAAAAAAAATATTTGAATTCCTTGAAGAAAATGATGATATCAAAACACCATTTTTATGGAAATGGGTAAATAATGAACTAACAAAAGAGGATTTAAATATAAAAGGCAATTTGAATTTGGAATTTACAACTGTAACCTCATTACCTGATGGGATGAGAGTTGAAGGTAAATTGTGGCTATTGGGTTCACTAATAGAATCATTACCAGAAGGGTTATATGTTAAGGATAGTTTTAACTTATCACATACAAATATAGAATCATTACCAGACAATTTATATGTTGGGGGTGATTTATTTTTCAGACATTCAGATATTGAAGAAATTCCAAAAAATTTATATGTTGGTGGTAATTTATATATAGGAGAATCCTTCCTTGCCAAAAAATATACAGATGATGAAATAAGAAGAAATAAAAATTTAAATAATGGTTCATTTAAAGGAAATATAATTAGATAATGGAAATAGAAACACTAAAAAATATACTTGAATTTATTGAAAAAGAAGATAATAAAAAACATAAAGACAAAGGAACTTTAAGGTGGAAATTTATGTTTAATGACCCATCAATAAAAGAAGATTTAATTGTTAGAGGTGATTTGGATATATCTGGCTTAAATATACAACATTTACCAAAAGGGTTAAAAGTTATAGGAGATGCTGATTTTCGGTTCTCAAGTTTAAAAACATTCCCAGAAAAATTATTTGTTGAGGGTGATTTGAATTTTGAATGGACCCGTTTTAAATCCTTGCCAGGTGATTTATATGTTGGTCGTAATCTGGATTTATCATATTCAGATATAGAAACATTACCAAAAGGTTTAAAAGTTAAATGTGATTTAAATATTGTAAACACTCCATTAGCAAAACTTTCAGATGAAAAAATAAGAGAAATGGTCAAACCAGATGGTTATATAAAAGGAAATATAGAAAGATAATGGAAAAAGAAACAATAAAAAATATACTTGATTTTCTTGAAAAGGAAGAAAATAAAAAACATAAAGATAGGGATAGCATTATTTGGAAATTAAAATTTGATGAACCAATAACAGAAGAAGAGTTAAATGTAAAAGGTAATTTGGATTTATCATATTCAAAAATAACCTCATTACCAGATGGGTTGAAAGTTGGTGGTTATTTGATTTTAAATTATTCATCTATTAAATCATTACCTGATAACTTAAAAGTTGGGGGTCGTTTAGATTTAGAAGGTTGTGAAGATTTAATTTCACTGCCAAGAGGATTAGAACTTGGAGCATCTTTATATTTAGAAAATTCAACAAATTTAATATCTTTACCAAAAGGATTGAAAGTTGCGCATAATTTAGATTTAGAAAATTGCACAAGTTTAACATCTTTGCCAGAAGGATTGGAAGTTGGTCGTGATTTGTATTTAGAAAATTGCACAAGTTTAACATCATTACCAAAAGGGTTGAAAGTTAGGGGGAATTTAATTATAAGTGGATCACCATTAGTAAAATTTTCTGATGAAGAATTAAGAAATATGGTTAAACCTGGATTTATAAAGGAGCAAATAATTAGATAATGGAAAAAGAAACAATAAAAAAAATATTTGATTTTCTTCAGAAGAATGAAAACAAAAAACATAAAAATAGAGATAACTTTATTTGGAAATTAAATTTTGGTGAACCCCTAACAAAAGAAGATTTAGTTGTTAATGGTGATTTGGATTTATCAGATTCAAATTTAAAATCATTGCCAGATAATTTGGAAGTTAAAGGCAATATGATTACTAGATTTTCAAAATTAGAAGAATTACCAAAAGGATTGAAAGTTGGTGTTATTTTGGATTTATCATACTCTAATATAAAAAAAATACCAGATGATATTAAAATTGGTACTTCTTTATATTTACAAAATTCAAAAGTAACTTCACTACCAGAAGGGTTAGTGATTAATACTTGGTTAATAATAATGAACACACCAATAAATAGATTACCAAAAGGACTAATAGTTAAAGGATATTTAAATATAGATAATAAACATAATTTAGCCAAATTTACTAATGAAGAATTAAGAGAAATGGTTAAGCCTGGTTATATACAAGGAATAATTAGGATATAACCACACACAATTTAACCACAACAGCATATTTTAATAAAGATGACATAGTAATAGGTTAAAACAAAAAGCCTCTTAAAATCAAAATATGAGAGCCATAATCAAAATAAAGAATAATGATATTTATATAAAAAATAAGATATGATACATCCAGTAATTAAAAAAATTGTTAAGAATGCAATAAATGAGCAAGCAACAGAAAATTATATGTTTTTTGGAAACTTAAAACAAATTAAAAGACAATGTGAATTATTGCTTGAACTTCAACCTGATGAAATTAATGAATTATTGAATAATGGACATGATTGGGCTGATGACCATGTGACAGTTGCAAAAGAAAACTTGGATCAAGTTTTTGATTTTATGATGAATGAATTTGAAAACAGAGATAACCAAAACATAACAGAAGCAAAAGAAAAAAAGAATAAACCAACAAATCCCAAGTTATGGAGTCAATGTTTGAGTTGGGCAAGGTCAAGGTATAAAGTATGCCCAAGCGCATATTGTAATGGTGCAGCAGCAAAACGTTATAAGAAATTGGGGGGCAAATGGAAGAAAGGATAGATAATGGAAAAAGAAACACTAAAAAAGATATTTAATTTCCTTGAAAAGAAGGATAATAGGAATACGCCACTTAGGTGGAAATGGTCAAATGGTTTTCCATTAACAGAAGATGATTTACATGTTAAAGGTGATTTGAATTTATCAGATTTAGAGATAGAAGAATTGCCAGAAGGATTGAAAGTTGAAGGTGATTTGTTTTTACAAAATTCAGATATTAAATCATTGCCAGAAGGATTGGAAGTTGGGGGACATTTAGTTTTAAATTATACAGAAATAAGAAAATTACCAAAAAGATTAAAAGTTAAATTAGATTTGGATTTATCATATACACAAATACAATCATTACCAGAAGGATTGAAAATTGAAGGTGAATTAAATTTAAATACTACCCCATATTTGGAATCATTACCAGAAGGAATGGAAGTTGGTATATTATCTTTGGAGGATTCAGAGATAGAATTTTTACCAAAAGAATTAAAAGTTAATAGATTGTTAAATTTAATGCGTTGCAAAAATTTAACTTCATTACCAAAAGGGTTGGAGGTTTATGGTAATTTAGCCATTGACGAGTCTGGGTTAGCAAAATTTTCAGATAAGGAATTAAGAGATATGGTTAAACCAGGATTTATACTTGGAAAAATAGAAAGATAATGGAAAAAGAAACACTAAAAAAGATATTTGATTTTCTTGAAGAAAATGGTGAGCATAATGCACCACTTATGTGGAAATTACAAAACAATATACCAATAACAGAAAAAGATGATTTGATTGTTAAAGGGGATTTGGATTTAACAAAAACAGATATTGAATCATTACCAGATGGATTGAAAGTTGAGGCTAATTTAAGTTTATATGGTTGTAAAAATATACAATCATTACCAGAAGGATTAGAAGTTGGGGGGTTTTTGGATTTGGGATATTCAAATATAACATCATTACCAAAAGGGTTGAAAGTTGGTGGGAGTTTATCTTTATTTGATTGTGCAAATATAACTTCACTACCAGAAGGATTAAAAGTTGGGAGATTTTTGGATTTGAAACATTCAAATATAACATCATTACCAAAAGGGTTGAAAGTTGGGGGTCGTTTGTTTATTAAAAATACACCATTAACAAAATATTCAACTGAGGAATTAAGGCAAATGGTTAATCCTGGATATATAAATAATATAATTAGATAATGGAAAAAGAAACACTAAAGAATATATTTAATTTTCTTGAAAAGTTAGATGGTGCAAAAATTCCATTTTTATGGAAAATAACAAATGGTTCACCATTAACAAAAGATGAATTAAACATTGATGATGATTTGGATTTATCAAATTTTAAAATAACTTCATTACCAGAAGGATTGAAAGTTAGTGGCAATTTGAATTTAGACTATTCAAAAATAACTTCATTACCAGAAGGATTGGAAGTTGGGGGTGATTTAACTTTACAATATTCAAATATAACATCATTACCAAAAGGATTGAAAGTTAGTGGTGATTTGGATTTATATGGTTGCGAACAACTTGAATCATTACCAGATGGGTTAAAAGTTAATGGTACATTATATTTAAATCATTGTTACAAATTAAACTCATTACCAAAAGGATTGAAAGTTGATGATGGATTAAATATAACTTACACAAAGTTAACTAAATACACTGAAGAACAATTAAAAAAAATGGTTAAGCCTGGATATATTAAAGGCGATATACTAGATGAGGATCCTGAATGGGAATGAATGTAATTTGATTTTTAAAACAACTTGTAGTATATTTGTAATAAAAAAAACTATGAACATTAAATCTTGGGACAACTATCTTAAAGAAGGTAATTGGTTAACCCCCCTAGTTAATTCATTTAAAGAAAATATCTTGGCACTAACTAATCCAACAGAGGATGAAATTAGATGTAAAAATATTATCTTTAAAATGCTGGACAATCCAGATGTTAAACTTGCATATTCAGCAAAATCACCAGAAAGATTAATTTATCTTGAAGATGAAAATATCTTTATCAATATATATGATAGAGAAATTCATATGATTTTTGAATATGAAGTTTTCAAGTTTTTTATTAATCATCATCAAACACATGTTGATATTGTCAGTAAATTTGATGATAAAATGCAATCAAAATTTGATACCTTTTATGAGTTATCAAATTACCTAAAGGAAAACTTTTTAATTAAGGTCGAATCCTTTTAGAGTATTAAAATATGATAATTTGAATTATCATCTATTTGTATGATAATTTGAATTATCACTTATTTAAAAAATATTAGTTATTATAACTATAAATTAATCAACCAAAATTTTAAATTAAATGAATAATACATCAGCCTCAAAAGAAGGTAAAAAATTTGAAGCTATTGTTTTTGATAAATTAATCAATACAGATTTGTTTGAAAAATTAACCAACAAACCTAATGGTAAAAATATATTTATAAATATTGATTCAAGAACATCTGAATATAAAACAAAAAGAAGAACTGCTACAACTCAATTTAAACAAAAAATGGGTAAATTTCATAGAATGAATGCTAGTGCATCATTAAAGGGTGATTATTTAATTGATATTGATGGTGTAAGCGAAGTATTTGATGCAAAAAATTATAGTAATCCTAATGATAGTTTTAAATTTCCTAATTTATCTGAAACAACAATTAATAATTTTATAAAAGGAAGTGATTCAAATATTAAATACCCAGTTTTTTATCTTTTAAAAACTTGTAATAATCCTATTTATAATTTTTTATTCCCAGAAGATAATAAGGATGAAAGTACCAAAGAACTTGAAAGGGTAACCAATATAATTAAAAATGAAGCTAGTCAAATTAAAAAAGAATATGATAAAATTAAATCACAAACTAATAAAATTAAAAATGAGGTTAAAGAAATTAAATTAAGAAAAAAAGAACTTGATAATGATTATTCTAAATTAAATATAGAAGATATAGAATATAATGAAAAAGTAAAATTATACAAAGAAGAATTAGAAAAAATTAAAGAAAAATCAGCAAAAAATAAAGAAGAATTAGAAAAAAATAAAAAATATGCTGAAGTAAATAGAAAAAAATATTACTCAAATATAGAAAAAAAAATACAAAATAATAGAAAAATTGCAGAAAAAGCCAAAGATATTATTAGTATTGAATTTAATAAAAGAAAAGAAATATGTGAAATAAATGCAAATCAATTCATTTCAATTTTTAGAATGGTTGAATTAGGTTTTGCATGGGAGGCATTTAATATAAAACCAAAGAGAAATTTGATAATAAAAGATGGCAATAAAATACAATATAAATATGTTTCTTTTGATGAAATAACTGGCAATGTTAAAGTTGAATTATATTTAGATGAACAAGGTTACTTATATATTTTATTTGTACAAAATAACAAAGTTTTATTTATAATATCAAGAAGAACTGATGGCGTTTCAAATTGTTCATTTATTAATAAAGATTATGTTAAATTTGTTGGTGAAGTTAATGCTTCTGATTATCATTTATAAATTCCTTAATAACTCTTCTTATTATCTCATTTGTGACCATTGTTGGCTTATTACCAGTTCCAGATTTTGGATTTTGTTTTTCAGCCTTTCTTTTCTTTGCACAAGCTGACTTCTTTTCAGCATCACTCATCTTACCAGCAACACCTGCTGCTCTACATTTAGGATAAGCACCCTTACTATCAGATTCTCTACCACAAGGGGGATGCTTACCATTTGAATCTTTTCTGCATATATTAACCCAAGGTCCTTTTGGTTGGCTGCTACCTTTTGGTTTTTTTTTATCACCAAACCAAACCCGTAAATCTTCATTCAAAAATGATGGATTATTTTTCATAATATTTTTATTTATAAATATCTACAAATAAAAAAAGGGCTGCAAAAAAATGCAACCCTTCTTATTATTTCAATATAAAATTGATTATCTCAACTCTTGTAAGTCAAATGTTCTAACACCATCAACAGTAATTCTACCATAGAAACGATTATTAACCATTTTCTTAGCATAACGTGTCATAATACCTTTGATTGGTGTAAAGTTAAATGGATTATACATAGTTGGTGTTAATTGCAGAGGTACATATGGTGCATAAATATATCCAGTATCAAGTAAAGATGTTCCTTTGTGTCCTAACAAAATTGTATTTGCTGGGAAATAAGGATCTCTATAAACTTGGTAACGTCCAGCTAATGTACCAACTCTTTCAATACCCATATTATATTGGTCTTGTTCAGGAGATGCATTTGATACATGGAAGTATTCTAAATCATCAAAAACTGCACTAACTTCAGAAGAAACCACAATCCAGTTTGCTCCACCTCTCAATGTTGATTTGTGGATTTGTGCTGATACTTGGTTAATAGTTGTGATTAATGTTTGATTCCAGTCTTTCTGTGTGTAAGGGATAGCATTTGTACCCAATCTCTTCCAACCATTGTAATCCCAACGTAAGTTCCAAGCAGCACCTTTTCTAAGGTCTCTTAAAATTTCTCTATCAATTTCAGCTGCAATTTGCTCTGATAATAAAGCAGTTAATTCTGCTTCAGCATCAATGTTATGGAATGCAGCAACATCTTGTGCCATTTCTGGTGACCATTGTGCTCTTAATTTACGTTCAGTTACTGAAACAGTTACAGATTGTAAATCAAAAGAAACCTCACCAATTTTATCTTCAAATTCAAGATTTTTATAAACTCTATAAACACATTTTAGCGCATTACCTGCTGCTGTTGAAGATGTAAATGTTGATCCAGTATAACCATCTAAAGAATTTGCACCCACAGTTGCTGGAGTTTGTAAATCAATCTCTAAATATATTTTACCTTCAGCATCACAAATATTATTATAAGTACCACCACCATCAGTATAACTACCAAATGTATGTGATGTTTGTGATCCATATTGCACAATACCTTTTCCATATTTTTGAGTAACAACTCTAAATAAATATGGAGTATTTGTACTACCTGAAGTTGTTGAATTTGTTGATACTCCTAAAACTACTAAACCAGCTAAGAAACTTTCATTATCCATTGGATGACCATCTGGGCCAATTAATTTACCTGCACCATCACCTGTGAATCCAGACATAACAACTAATACTTTTCTATAGTCAGTCTGTGAATAAGCAGAAGCAATTAATTCACCATTAGACCAAGCAACAGTAGTTAAATTTGATGTTATAGCAGAATATTGCCCTTTTGAATAGTCATAAAGACCTTCTGGATTTAAACCAGGCTCGCTACCTTCATAAAATCTATCATATAGATTTTTATATGTGTTTGAATCATAACCAGAAGATGGTGTTTGACCAGTTGCTGCATTAGGTGAACCATAAGGTGCCCAATGTTCAGTAGTATTAGTTCTTTCTTGAATTTGAGGTACAAAGAAGAATAATTTACCAATAGGTAAATTCATTGCTTGTACTGAAACAATATCATTTGCCAATAATTTAGAGAATACTCTCCTAACAATTGGGAAAACAACTGTTTCAAATGCACCAGTATCAGATGTACTAGCTGCTTCATTAATAAGATATGATGCTTGGTTTTCATACAACTGTGCAACATTCTCTTTTAAATGACCTTTTAAGCCTTCAAGGAATCCTAATTTATTCCATTTGTTAATTGTGTCCTCTTTGATAACTTTAAGGTGTTTCAACCCAATATTACCAACAAGACCTGATTCTAATAATGCTCCCATTTTTTATTTTTTTTTATTTATTTTTATTAACCTAATTTACCCATCAAATCCTTCATCCTCAAAAATTGAGGATTTTCATAAGTTTTTGATTCAATCAAGTTAGCAGATGAACCTGTTGATGCAACATTTGATATTTTACGATTAACAGATTCACTTAAAGGTGATTTTGAATCTTTTGACAACTCATTATTTATAGTTGAATATAAGTTTTTTGATTCTTGTAATGTTTGTACATTATCAAATCTCCTTAAAATGTTTATTTTTTCTTTTTTAGTAGTTGAGTGTTCTGTGAACAATCTTGTTGCATATGCCAAATTAGCATTGAAAATTGCAACATCGTTTAGTTTCTCTCTGAAAATATTTAATGATTTTTTATAATCATTATTCTTTTGTTTTAATTCTAAAACTTGGTTTTCCAGAGCTTCTAAATGTAAATTTCTATTTGGTGTTATGCCTTTCTTTAGACCTCTACCAGCTTTACTTCCCATACCATAAGTTCTTGATGCTTCTTTTGTTTCTTGTTTTTTGCTAGTTGATACTTTTTTCATTTTACCACCAACATTTGCACCAGATTTGTCATAATCAAACTTGGCTTTACCTGTTCCCATTTTTTTAGGACCCTCTTTCATTTTTTCATTAAACCCATTTTTTGGCATCTTGTACTTAAATTTGGAAGCCTTTTTAGCTTCACCTAAATAATTATAATCTTCCCCAATACTATCAGCACTACCACTTAAACAACCTTTTTCTTTTAAATAATCATATACATCTGAAATTGTTGCTTTTGGGTTTTTGGCTAAATAATCTGAAGTGCTAAAATTAGAACAATCAAAATCTTCATCATCTTCCATATCCATATCAAACTCTTCTTCATCTTCCATATCAAACTCTTCTTCATCTTCCATATCAAACTCTTCTTCGTCTTCCATTTCTATTTCATAAATAATATTGTTATTTTTATTTGTTTTTTCAAAAATTTTATCAATTGTTGATTGAGTATCATAATCTTCCTCTTCTATTGGTTGATAATCTTGATCATCAAATTCCATATCATCATCATCTTCGTTGTCATTAAAATATTTCAAACCAAGTCTTTTGCTCATAGCATAGTCCATATCAACATCTTCATTTTCGTCATCAAAAGGTTCAAAATCACCTTCTTCATCGTCATCATTAAAATATCTCATACCATGTTCTTGAGCATCATATTCCATATCATCATCCATACCAGAACCAAAATCTTCTATTTGTTCACCTAGTTTTATTAAATATTCAGAATCAGAATCTTCATCAGTTAATGAAATATCATTACCATCTTTTGATATAATTATACCATCTTCATCATCCATTGCTTTAAACACTTTTAAAAGTTCACTTTGTGATGCACCCCTCATATCAATCACATCATCATCCATATCCATTTCATCCTCATCTTCTATGTCATCTTCCATATCCATTTCATCCTCATCTTCCATATCATCTTCCATATCCATATCATCTTCCATATCTAACTCAGATTCATTATCATCCATATCTAAATCAGTCTCATCATCTTCAATATCTTCTTGTTCATTTAAAGATTCTTTAACCAACTCTTCGATTTCTTCCTTCATTGTTGAAGAAAGTATTCCTTTTGCGTTTTCTGCAAGCACATCTTCAATTTGTTTCATTTGAATTAGTGCTTCTTCTACTAAATTTTTTTCTGGTTGCATAATTTTTATTTATTTTTATAATAAATATATCAAAAAGTAAAAAAGTTACTGATTATCATTATTTTTTTTAAAATAAAAAACCCCTAACATTTTTTATGCTAGGGGTTTAAGAGAAAAACAATTAGTTTTTATTGAAAAACTTCATCAATTTTTGATTCTGATACAGAAGTTATCCTCCAATCTTGTGTGAAATTTTGATATTTTTCAGTAACTTTTGCTTCAACATCTGTTACAGAATAACCCTTCACTAGTTTCTCTTCTCTTACTTTTTTCATTTTACCAGTATTCTCATCAGGTAGAGAAAAAGTTAATTTGGCAACAAAGAATTTTTCATCCATAGGTATTGTTTTTTATTTGTTTGTATAAATATAGTTATTTTTTTTGTAAAAATAATTAAAAATAATTAAATTTTTTTATCCTCTATATATTTCACCTTTTATAAATCCAGGCTTAACCATTTCTCTTAATTCCTCATCAGTATATTTTTTTAAATTTGTGTTCACTATAAGTAAATTTTCTCCAACTTTTAGTCCTTTTGGTAATGAGGTTATTTGTGTACCACTTATATTCAATCTACTACCAACTTTTAACCCTTTAGGTAGTGAAGTTATTTTTGTATTACCCAAATCCAAATATTTGCCAACTTGTAAATTATCTGGTAATGAGGTTATTTTTGCAAAGGTTAATATTAAATCACCATCAACTTTTAATCCAGTTGGTAATGAAGTTAAATTTTCGCAAAAAGCCAAATCTAACCTACCCCTAACATGTAAATTATCTGGTAATGACATTATTTTAGAACCTGATAAATCCAAATCAGTAACAAATTTCAAATCTTTTGGGAGAGTAGTTATATTTGTATCATTCAATTGCAAAGCCTCCCCAATTTTCAACCCTATTGGTAATGATTTTAATTTGGAACAATTCTTTAAATATAATGTACCCCCAACTTCTAATCCTTCTGGTAATGATGTTAAACTTGTGCATTTGTTTAAATTTAAAAAACCACCAACTTTCAATACTTTTGGTAGGGATTTTAAACTTTTGCAATTATATAAATTCAAATCACCACCAACTTTTAAGCCTTCTGGTAAGGTTGTTATTGTTGAGTATTGTAAATTTATATCACCAACAACTATCAATCCTATTGGTAAGTATTTTAAGTTTTTACAACCATATAAATCTAAATCTCCTTTAACTTTCAATCCTTGTGGTAATGATGTTAAACTTGTGCAATTAGATAAATTTAAATCACCACCAACTTCTAATCCTTCTGGTAATGATGTTAAACTTGTGCAATTTCTTAAATCCAAAGTACCCTTAATTTCCAATCCTTCAGGCAAAGATGTTATTTTTGAACTAATTAAATATAAATTACCCCCAACTTTCAATCCTTGTGGTAATGATGTTAAACTTGTGCAATTTCTTAAATCCAAAGTACCCTTAATTTCCAATCCTTCAGGTAAAGATGTTATTTTTGAATTTGCCAAATCCAAATTTCCATTAACAATCAAATCATCTTTTGTTAATGGTTCATTAAAAAACAACTTCCACTTTAAAGTTGCTTTGGCTTTATGTTTTTTGTTTTCTTTATTTTCAATAAAATCAAATATTCTTTTTAATGTTTCTATTTTCATTTCTAATCTCTAATTATTGGACCTTTTATAACACCAGGTTTAACCATATCTCTTAATTCTTTATTTGAATAGTTTTCTAATGGTGTTCCAGCAATCTCCAAACCACCTTTAACTATCAAACCTTTTGGTAATGTTTCTAGTTTTGTAAAGGATAAACCTAACTCCCCCCCAATTTTAACTCCTTGGGGTAATGATTTTATTTGGCTATTAAATAAATTTAAATCCCCACCAACAAACAATCCTTCCCCAATGGAAACTATTCGTTTTGGGGATAATTGAATACTGTCGCCAACTTTTAATCCTTTTGGTAATGAGTTTATGGCATCACAACCAACTATGTTTAAATGACCCCCAACTTGTAAATTATCTGGTAATGAGGTTATTTTTGAAAAGGTTAACATCAAATCACCCTCAACTTTCAAACCATCTGGTAAGGATGTTATTTTTGAATTTTCTAAATTTAAATCACCTTTAACAGTTAAATCTTCTTCTGTTAATGGTATATTATTTTTCAATTTCCAAAATAATGGTTTTTTATGCCCTTCATTCCCTTCAATAAAATCAAATATTCTTTTTAATGTTTCTTTTTCCATTATTATCTATTTATTGAACCTTTTATAAATCCTGGTTTAATCATTTCTCTTAATTCATCATCTGAATATTCTTCTAATTTTGTTTTATAAATATTTAAGTCACCCCCAACTTTCAAGCCTTTTGGTAATGAGGTTAAACCCCAACATCCAAATAGCCATAAACTATGTCCAACCTCCAATCCTTCTGGTAATGTTTTTATATTTGATTTTGTTAAATCTAAAATATGTCCAACTTTTAATCCTTTTGGTAATGAAAAAATATATTCACAACTTGCTAACATTAAATTGCCCCCAACTTTTAAACCTTCTGGTAAAGAACGTATTTCTGATTCTTCTAATATTAAGTGGCTATTAACTATTAAACCTTTTGGTAATGATTTTATATTTGAATATGATAAATCCAATTCACCCTCAACTTTTAATCCATCTGGTAAGGATGTTATTTTTGAATTATGTAAATTTAAATCACCTTTAACAGTCAAATCTTCTTCTGTTAATGGTATATTATTTTTCATTTTCCAAAATAATGGTAAATTTTGTTTGCTGTTTTCTTTGATAAATTCAAATATCTTTCCTAATGTTTCTTCTTTCATTTTAATATATTTTACCTATATAACCATCTGGTTTTACTATGTTTAATATTTTCTCATCTGACATTCTTCCTAATGGTGTACCAGCAAGCCATATACCCCCACGAACTTTTAAATCTTTTGGTAGGGATTTTAAATTTTCACAATCTTGTAATTCCAAATTGCCACCAACTCTTAAACCTTTTGGCAATTTTTTTATTGGTGTGGCATTTAACAATAAATTACGTTTAACATATAGCCCATCTGGCAATTGTTGTATGTCTTCCCCTTGTAAATCCAAATCACCTTTGACGTGTAATTGTTCTTTAGTAAAGGGGATTTTATTCATCATTTTCCATTTTATGGAGAACTTTTTTTCACTTCCTTCAAGGAAATTAAATATGTTTTTTAATGTTGCTATTTCCATTAATATCTAATTATTGAACCTTTTATATAGCCATCATCCCCAATCATTTCTAATAAACCATTGTCTGAATGTACTGCCAATCTTGATTTCTTAATATTTAAATTACCATTAACTTTTAATCCTTTTGGTAATGAATTTATTGTTGACTTAGATAAATCTAAGTCATTATTTATTGGTAAATTTGGATTAATTATTAATTTGTTGTGAGTTAAAATTCCACTAGTTATTACATCTTTTGGTATTTCATCTATATTAGATAGATAAGTTTTATCTGCATAGATAATACCCCCAACTTTTAATCCTTTTGGTAGTTTTCCTATCCTTGTATAAGATATAACCAGAGAACCACCAACTTTTAATCCTTTTGGTAATGTTCTTATCATAGTATCAGAAATATTTAGCCAACCACCAACTTCTAACCCTTCTGGTAATGTTTTTATTTTACTCTGCCCTAAACTCATATTCCCATAAACTTTCAAGCCTTTTGGTAATGAGGTTATTTTTGAACCTGCTAAATACAAGTTATTTTTTATTGTTAAACTTGAAAGTAGTACATTGGTGTTAGTTATAATTCCTATAGTTTCTATATTTTTTGGTATTTCTACTAAATTAAACATATTTGCATAAATCATACCTCCAACTTTCAATCCTTCTGGTAATGAGGTTATTTTTGAATTATTTAAGTCCAAATCACCTCCAACTTCCAAACCTTTTGGTAATTCTGTTATTTTTGAAATACTCAATATCAAATTACCATTAACTTTTAATCCTTTTGGTAAGGATGTTATTTTTGAATTTGATAAATTCAAACCCCTATTTATTTTTAAATTTGGATTAAGTAATAATTTGGTGTTAGTTATAATTCCTTCAGTTTCTATGTTTTTTGGTATTTCTAATAAATTAAGTAGATTAGAATCTGTTGCATATATAACACCCCCAACTTTCAATCCTTCTGGTAATGAAGTTATTTTTGTATTATCTAAATTCAAATCCCCCCTAACTTTCAAGCCTTTTGGTAAGGATTTTATATTTGAAAATGCTAAAGATAAACCACCTCCAACTTCCAATCCTTCTGGTAAAAATTCTATTTCTGTTGCTCCTAAATTTAAATATCCCCCAACTTTCAATCCTTTTGGTAATTGTGTTATTGTTGAATGTGTCAAATCCAAATTACCTTTATGATTTAACTCTTCTTTTGTTAATGGTTCCTGAACCACAAGTTTCCATAAGAAAGAACCTTTAATTGTTGGTGCTTTTTTTTCTTGATTTTCAATAAAATCAATTATTTTTCTTATTGTTTCTTTTTTCATTTTAAATAACTATCAAGTTTATTCATTAATTTTAATATATTATTTGATGGGTCAATTTTCTTTTCTTCTTCCAATTTCTCATCATACTTATGCCTATCTTCCTTATTTGAGAATAGGTATGCCCCAGGCGTTGATGGCGATGAAACCAAATCAAAACAAATCAATTCAAAATCATCTTGAACCTCATTTTTCTCCCCAACTTTTTTAAGTGATCCAACCCCCCTAGAACTGATTCCTAGGCTTACTCCTTGCCTCATTAGATTTGCGGCAACATCACCCTTGGTTGATACAATACCCCTCTCATGGAAGCCAGGAGAAGTTAATAACAATAATTTGCCCATTAGTATATTATTATCCCACCAAATATCTGTTATTAAGTGAGCAACTCTATCTAAGTCAATTAAGGATGATTCGGGGTGATTTAATTCAGAAGTAGATAAACCCTTTTCAATAATTTTTTTGTATCTTTCAGCCTCCCTTTTTAATATTTTTTCAGGGTATGTTCTACCATTTCTATTTGGTACATCATGCTTTTGCAATACAGCATAAAATTCAAAAGGGTTCTTATAATCTAACTTCTTGTTTTCTTGTATTAAATTAATATTTAATTGGTCTTTGGGATTAATCCACCCAGCATCTGCCTCAATTAATATTCCATGACCAATTTCATTTGCTTCTAGTATTCTTAAACTATTCATATTATATTTTATATAATAAATATATAAAATGTTTTGTTTTATTGAATTAAATCTCTTTTTGTTATGAAAAAATCAAAATATTTGTTTTTTGAAATATTTTTATTATATATTTCTTTTATTATTTTTCTAACAGAGTCTTTTAGTTCAATTGATTTAAAATCAACCCCAACTTTAACAAATAAAGTTATTTCAAGATTCATAAAAGATTTTTTATCCAATGAAATCCCACTATGTCTAATATCCAAATCAACAATTGTTGATTTATGAAATAACTTTAAATCATTGACATCTAATATTGTATGCTTAATATCCCTAGACTGGGTGCAAACAATTTTTTTCCAGTTAGTATAATCATCTTTGGGTTGAACCCAAGATTGGATATTTATGTAAATTGATTTTAATTCAATATAATCAATAGTGCCATAAAATACTTTTAAATCATTAAATAACCTAAGTCTTATTTTTTTCCCATTCTTCATTGATTGTTAATTGTTTATTTAAAAATAAACAAAAACAATATAATTATCAAATAAAATTAACCATTTAATGATTTATTTAAATTTTTTATCTCATAATAATTCAATATATCAAACTTATCACTTTTAACTTTATCAATAGCTTTTAATATTTTTGTTTTAACTTCAATATTTGTTTCATTCAAAGATAGTTCAACCAGTTTTTTTTCTGTATCAGATTTTAATGATTTAAAATCATCATTTAATTTATTCTTATCTTCTTTTAATAATGCTAAAATTTCCTTTTTTGTTTCCTCATTTAATGAATTAATATATTCATTAACTTTTGTATTAACAACTTTAACCATTGAACTTATTGGCAAGTTAATTTTATTTTCATTAATTTTAATTGGTTGTGTCAATGTATTTAAAATATTTTTTTTGATTTCAATTAATTCTTCAATACTTTTAGTTGATTCATAAACCAATTTATCAATATTTTCATACTCATTATTATCCAGTTTATTTAAGATAACAGGTATTTTAGATTTATTAATTAATTTTTTAGCCCAATCAATTCCCTCATCCAGATAAGTTTTAGCAGCACTTTCACTTAACCCCCTTGGTTTTGATAAATCACCATACAACACATATAATTTGGATAAATTTTTATCACTTAATATATGCTTTTTAAAATTTTTTATGTTTTCTTTAAAAATCTTTTTATCTTTTACAGATTCTGAAAGATTATTTTCAATAATTGTTTTTACTTTACCAAATTTCATATTTTTCTTTTTTTTTATAAATATTATGAACCTAATAACTTTTTTAGTTCTTTTTCCAAATCACTCAAAGATTTTTGACCCTTACCTAAAGGAACATAATTAACACCATTAAATTTATTACTTTCAAGTAATATGTTTAAATTTTTTATTCTTGATTCTGGTGTTACCTCACTTCCTGGTGGGGGTGTTTCACCTCCTTCAATTGGGGGTTCTCCTGCTGGTGCAGGTGGTGGGGTTCCCATATCTAGTCCACCCATATCTAGTCCACCCATATCCATTCCATCTGTTGGTGGTGGGGTTGGTTGATTACTTGGTGTTGCACCAGATACTGAACCATATAATTTATCAATATTATCAAATAAACCTGTTTTCTTGATAACAAGTGCTGTTTGTTTTAATTCTTCAGCTGCTGCCCTTTCAACCCTTTGTTGTTGTAAATCTAACCTAATATCTTCATCAGACCAACCAAATATATGTTTTTTAGCCCAAGTAATTGAAGTTGGCGCAATACCTGAACCAGTATCAGCTGTTGCTTCTTTATATAATCTAATTTTTGACTCCCATAAATCTATTTTCAATAAATCTGATTGAGTTGATGGATTTGTTAACCCTAGTGTGAAATTAGATAATTCATCCTCAAAACCTAATATAAACAAATGCACAATTGCTATTTTGTTTAATTCAGCTAACATACATTTTTGAATTCTATTTATTGTTCTTGCAAATCTAATATCTTGTAATGCTAAAGTTTTTCCTTCACCAGCAACATCTTCAAAACCCAAGAATGTTTTTGGTATTCTCAATGCTGTAACCAATTTTTTTTGGATATACTCAATATCTGCAACTTCACCAAGATTTGTTCCACCAGGTAAAGTTTCAATAGGACTAACTTGACCAGGGTCTCTTACTGGTATGAAATAATCTTGATCCACAGCCATTTGATTAAACCTCATATCAACATTACCTGTTTTACTATCAACAATTTGCTCACGTTTGAATTTATTTGCAACACGTTGTACATATGCCTCAACATCATTATCATCCATATTACCAACAAAAACTTTAAATACTCTACGTTCTGGCGCTCTTGATGTTCTATATATCAACATAGCATCTTCTGATAATAAAAGTTGTTTCCAAATACGTCTTGCTTTTTCTAACAATGATGTTCCATATGGTAATTTTCTATCATCCCCCAATATTCTAAAATGTGCAATTTCCCAAGGTTGAAATTCCATTTGTTTGTTTTTCCATTTAAATTTTAAAGAATTGTTTTCAGATGACATTTCCCCATAATTTGGTGATTTTTCAGAACTACCTGGTTCTAATCTTTCTATTTCAATATTTGGCAATTGGTTTGCCCCAACAATTCCTTTTTCTGGATCTAATTTTAAATAAATAAAATTATCTCCAAACTTACAAGTATTTCTAGTCCACATTGGTAATGATGTATTTATGTCCAAAACATTATTGAACAAATCAGTTAATACTGATTTTATTCTTTTTGATTCAGAATATATTTGTAACATATGCCCATCCTCATCAGTTGTTGTGGATTCTTCAGCATATATATCTAATGCTGCACCAATCTCTGGGGTATATTCCATACTTTCAAAATCATATATTGATGCTAATCTTGTTGGCTCATAATATGTGGCTTGCGTATATAAATGATTATCAATCTTTGCCCATTGATTTGATAAATAAAATGATTGTTGTGCTTGTAATTTTTCCCTTTCATAATCAAGTTTGTTTTGAGTTCTTAAAAGTTCTTTTTTATCAAACTTATAAGTTGGGATGTCTTGATTTAATAATGAATTTGGTCCAAAAGTTGCAGATAACCTTTGCCAAATTGTTAAATTTTGATTATTATTATTCATAAAATTTATAATTTATTTAACACCAAATAACCAATTATATTTTTGATAATCATTTAAATTTGGTGCATTTATCATTTTATCAACCCCATTACTTGGTAACATAGGATTAAAAAACATAGCTTGCTCTTTGTATGGATTTGTAAATGAACTCCAAGAACTAATCATTGCCTTTGTGTGGTTAGTTATTTTTTCTAAATTTTGGAAAGACTTCTCAGCAACATAAGTTGCCATTGATATTGCCATAATACAATCATCATGATGACCCTTTTGATGATCAGGTCTCCCATTTATATATATAAATGTATTCATCTCATTGTATAGTCTATTTGAATAAATTTTAAATCCATGTCTTAATGCTTCTTCATAAGATGCAATCATTTGAACCCTTTTACTATTGAAATTAATACCTGGAATCCTTTCATTCATTTTTGGATCATATTTCCATTTATTATTTGTATCAATATTATCATAATATAAATTAGGATAATTCATTTCTTGTAATTTTCTTGATGTTGCAACTCCCATACCACCAGTCAAATCAACAACAACAAATGCCTTATACAATGTACACCATTTATAAACAACTTCTGCTAATATATCTGGGGGTATTTTACCAACATATTCTAATACTTGTTCTTGTGAATCAAAATCAATAATCTGTATTGTTGAAAAATCTTCTGAATCCCCCCTAGATACATCAACACCTGCAACATACCTATGTCCATTTTCTGGTTCTTTAAACATCCATAAACTATTACCCATTAATTTTGATATAGGATTAGCCAATTGATTTTTTAAAATATTTGTCAATAATTCTGAATCAAATACATTATCACCAGAACCCAAGAAATTACTTTCAATCTCTTGTGAAACTTTTCTTTTATCATATTTCAATTTCTTTACCATCCCCTCATACCAAGATGAACATGGCTTATAGCCTTCTTCAATATATTCAATTACTTTTTGATGGTCTCTTTCATATGAATTTTCATGGGATAAATCTATTATATCATCTTTGGTATATTCTTCTTTATTCAAAAGATAATGAATCATATCTTTTGTCTTAACCATAAATAAATCTTTTGTATATCTTGGATCTCTATACCAAACCATTTCAGTAATCTTGAACTCATTCATATTACGCAATGCTTGGTCATATATCTCATAATATATTGGATCATAACCATTTGGGGTTGATATTACCACAACCTTACCACCAGTTGAAAGTGAAGCCATAGAAGCTGCCCAGAAGTCAGGGTCAGCATCAATATAAGCAGCCTCATCAAATATTAATGTGGTTGGAGTATAACCCCTTAATGCATCTTTTGATGTTGCTACTGCTTTAACCTCACAATCATTATTTAATTTAAAATGCCTTGCTGAATTTTTTTCAGATGAAAATCCAATACCAACCCAATTAGGCCATTGTTCTGTAAAATGCCTAACCTTATTAGCCATCTCAACAGCAGTATCCAACTTGTTGGCAATAATTAATATTTTTTCAGGTTTATTCCTATTTGCAAATGCCAATCTTTTTGATATCCAAGCTGCTGTAACTGTTGATACTCCTGCTTGTCTATACTTTAATGCAATATTTTCATTATATAAATCAAAATCTTCAATCAATTTTACTTGGTCTGGAAATAAATCTAATGGTACATATCTTTTTGCTGTATTGTCATAAGTTTGCAAGTATGTCTTTAAACAATATGGTGTACTTTTTATACATTTGGCTGATTCAATCAATACTTGATCTCTTGTCATATTTTGTTTTTTCTATAAATACATACAAAATAAAAAAACCCCCAAACTAATTAAGAATGGGGGTTAATTCTATGAAAAATAAAAATTAATTTAACATATTTGCATCTTTCAGATTTTTCAATAATTGTGATAAACTAACATCAACATAATCATTTGGGTCAAAATTCTTAACTTGTTTACCACCAGAATATGTATTATCTGGGGTGTTTGTATCATCATCTTGGTCACCTAATCCACCATCATCAAATTCTTCTTCATATTGACTCATTAAATAATCAATATATCTTTGCTTACTTTCTCTTGCAGCAGCAACTAAGTTTTTAAATTCATTTTTAGCATATGAATTATCACTAGAATCATTTGATATAACATATTTCATTAAATCAAGAAATTCTTTTGCTGGTATTTTATATAATTCAACAAAAAAGAAATTTATTAACCCAATATCTGATTTATCTAAAACATCCATTGGTAAAATATTCCTTATCTTCTTTAAGATGGCTGGGCCAATTCTTAAACCCTCTGTTTCTGCTTTTAATGTATCTGCTTGACCTAATGTCATATTAGCCATATTGGTGTCAGATGGGTAACCTTGTCTTGCTAATGCTTCTTGAATGCCCTTACCTATCTCATGACATAGAACTGGAAATATAAACCCAGCAGCATTTATAACAGTTTTTAATTCATTTGTTTCTTCATCTTCTTCATCTTCAACTTCAACAGCACCAGCAACTCCACCACCACTACTAGCAGCATCCATAAAACTTTCATTTAAATAATAAAAATAAAGGTCAATTAATGGTAATGTTGATTTATATAATTGAAATAATCTTGGATTAATTTCATCCAATCTTGCTTTAACTTCTGGTTTTTCATAAATGTATTGTACTTTTTTTGCAACCCCACCAATTAAAGCGTTGATAATATCTCTTTTAAAAACTTCATCATCTAAAACCTCTTGTTCTTCAAAAGTTAATTCATCTTCTATTTCCTCTTTATCTTTTTTCATTTTACCCACTACATCACTACCTGGCATACCTAATGTTGCATTAATAGTAAATGTTTCATCTGAAACTTCCATCTCATTTAATGTTTCTTCTACTGCTATTTCTACCAATTCACTACTATTTGATTGCTCAATCTGTTGAATTGCTTGAACATTTCGCATCATAGTGCTTGATATTACACTAGCTAATTCATTTGGGGTTAAATCATCCTTGCCAGTCATATTTCTAACCTTTTCAACCAAATCATTAAATGAATCACTATATAATTTTTGAACATCAGCAGCACCCCTCTTAAAAGCAGGATTTCTAGCAAACATACTATTAGGGTCTGCCAACTTCTTTTCAAGTCTTGGATCCATCCTTTCAGAGCCACTATAATTTAATTGCTCCTTTAATTTTCTTTTTATTAATTTGTCTATATCCTTCATTATTTTTCAAAATTTATTAAGTCCATAATATTATCTATGATAGCATTTTTTGCTTTTTCAGGTGAGATTGCTTTTGGTGTTGGATTAACTTTTGGATTTGGGTTAATAAATGGATTATCCCTTCTTGTTGGTTTTGTAGTTGGTTTTGCTGGCTTCACAACTGGTTTTGTTTCAGTATTTGCTTTTGGTGCTGGATTAACTTTTGGATTTGGGTTAATAAATGGATTATCCCTTCTTGTTGGTTTTGTAGTTGGTTTTGCTGGCTTCACAACTGGTTTTGTTGTTGGTGCATCTTGTTCTCTTAAATGTAATAATAATTCACTCTTTGTTATTTTAGGTTGAACATAAGATTCAATCATTCTATCCATTTCATTTTCAATAAAAACATCAATTGGATTTAACCCCTCTTTAACACCTTTTTTAACATCCATAACACATCTTTCATATTTTTTAAGTTGTGGTTTTGTCCACTCACTTCTTTCAGATGTGCCAAATTCTTTTTTTAATTGTGCTGTACAAATTGCCCAAGGATTTTTTGGTTGTGACTTCTTCTTTGCCTCCCCCATTTCTTTTTTCTCAAGTCTAACATTATAACCTTGACCAACTAATTGCTTTGCCTTTAGTTCATTTTTAGTTATAAAACTACCCTTCATTGGTGTAGTTTGTTCTTTCACTAATTTTGAATATAAATAATTTATATTACTGTCAGACATATTTCTTAATGTCTGCATTGAAAACCCCCCCTCTAAAAGGGATATAACTTTTTCATTAATTTTCATATACCATTGTTTTTTCAAATTCTAATACTAAATCTCTTTCATATAGTTTATTTTTTATTTCTTGTTCAGTTTCACCAAACTTGAAAACCAATCTATTTTTAACATCTTCATTTATTTCCCAACCTAGTGCAATAACGCCATCAACAGAATCAATCATTGAAAAATAATCTGAATTTTGTATTAAATATAATGACACATCTTCTGTTGTTAATTGTCCAACTTTTGTAATATATTTTAATTCTGGTGGTTTTGGATATCCATTTGATGGTTTGGCTTCCCAATTTTCACCCCAAACTGAATCAGAAGATGAAAATATAAATTCATATATAAAATCACCTTTATAATTAACACCTAATGAGTTTATGAAAACTAATCTATTCATTATATGATATCTCCTCTTTTATTTATTTTAACTGTTCTTTCATTTAATTTCAATATAATATTCCCCAAATTGGTTTTGCCCATAACTTTAAATCTTTTATATTTATTTAAAAAACTTTCAGCAGCCAAATATTGATTTTTGGTTTCAGATAAAACATTTATTGATTTTAAATTCTCTTTTAAGAATTTTGCATTTTGGTTCTTTTTTTGTTCTGCTAATATTTTTTCTTCTGGACTTAATTCAAAATATTTTGATAAAATATTATCCACTTTGGATTCTGAATATCTCTTTTTTGGTGCATAACTTTCATCCCCACCTTCTACTGGTGGTGGCATTTCACCCATATCTGGCATCTCATCACCCATAGGAGGCATTTCACCCATATCATCCATAGGAGGCATTTCATCATCCATAGGTGGCATTTCACCCATATCATCAGCACCCATATTATCCATATCTTCACCCCCTTCAAATTTTGACATAACATTGTCAAGATCCTCCTCATCAAGAGTCTCAATGTTTAAGGAAGAAATAACCATATTAAGAACATACTTAATTTCTTCAGATGTTAAACCTTCTTCATTTTCAAGAGTTCTTATTTTTTGTGTTAATCTACCTGTTAATTTTTGTATTGTTTTAAATGTAATTTGCTCAGCATCATTTTTACCTTTACCTCCCATATCATCACCCATATCATCACCCATATCATCACCCATATCATCACCCATATTAGGCGTTTCACCCATATCTTCACCACCCATATCAGGCATTTCACCCCCTTCTGGTGGTGGCATACCCATATCACCTCCACCTTCCAATGGGGATGGTGGTAATTGTGGGTCTGGAACTGCTGGGGGTTCTGCTGGAGGTGGTGGTGGTGTGTCACCCATATCATCAGCAGCCGGTTTAGGCTTTGGGGTTTTTAATGTATATTTTGTTTGTTCACCAAATAATGAAACACCATTTGGGTTGTCATAAATTTCATTTAATTCTTTGGTAATTAAATTCAATTTTTTTAATGCTTGAGAATATGATCTGTAATATGTTCTATTTTTCATTGGCTCAATATAATCCAATGATGATTCATTTAAACCTCTTTTTATTATATACCCAACCTTTTCTTTTACAATTGCATATTTATTACCATCTGGTAATAGTATATCATACTCTTTTGTGCTACTTTCATTGATATTTTGTTTATCAACTTCTTTATACATAGCAATTTCTAACATTCTATTTAGTTTTGCACTTCCTTGTAGTTTTTCACTACCAATTGGTTTTAATTTACTCATTTTTTTATATTTTTTAATTATTTAAACCATTAATTCCACCTAGTTTTATGGCAGATAATTCAATAACAGTATCAGTACCACCAGTTGTATTAACAATAGTTGTTTGTGGGTGTGGTGCTTGGGTTGTACCAGTTATAGGGTCACCACTAAAAAACCCCAACATACCCTTGGTATATTCATAAAAAGTATTAGCACTTATTATAGCCATTTTATTTTATTTTTATATATAAATATATCAAATATATTAAATATTAGTATAGTAAAAATAAAATTTAATAAATTTCATTCTCAATAGATAATTCTTTGGTTCTCTTCTTGTATTGATAATTAAATATTTTATCCAACAATCCTGATCTTCTTAAATACTTATATACCAAATTTTCATTTGAAAATTCACCTCCCTTTTCCAATCCACCTTTCCTAAACTTCCTTAACTTATCTGTTAATTTTTTTATATTACTTTTTGCAACTTTTAATGAAGACTTATCTGCATCTATTAAGGTTTTTTTAACAACCTCAACCCAATGGTCAATTTTTAACTTTAATTTTGCTTTATTAACTGGTGGTTTTTCTTTTTTGGGGATAACAACCCATTCACTATTCATTAATGAATATTGACCTTCACCTGAATGTATATCTTTTGAATCTTGTGGATAAACTTCAACATCATAACCTTTTATGGTTAAATTATGCTTTTCATTAAATATTAATTTCTTTGCTGAAAATAATTTTAAATATATTTCACCCTCATCATCAAATTGATCCAAATCAATAACAATATGCAAATCAAAATCAGAATATTCTGACCAATTATAATTTGATAATGAACCAGTTAATATAATGTCCTCAATAAAGACTTCTTCATCCAGAAATTCAATAAATTCTTTTGCAATATCCAATAAACCCTTTTTAATTTCAGATTTAATTTTTGCTTTCTTTATATCATTTGGGCTATCCCAGACTTTTGGATTTAATGTATCTTTAACAACAAAACTTTGAATTATATTATCTTTCATTTTTTAACATATTTAAAATTTTTAGCAATATTTGCGCTAAAAAATTTACCCTGCGATTCTGACAATCTAAATTGAGTATATAATTTATGCGGAACATCATCATACTCATACATAATATCATTATTGAATGTAATCAATAATTTTTTTGTGTTTAAGTCATATTCACTTTTCTTAATATTACTAGATTTAATTTCATTAATGATTTTAGTTCCACTTATGATTTCTTTTGTGATTCCCATGATTTGATATTTTATATATAAATATATCAAAATAAAAAAACCCCCAAACAATTAAGCAAGGGGGTGTAATGGAAAAATACACTTAAATAATATTAAGGAGTTGCCACAATTGTTGGAAAAGTGTATTCAAATACATTAGTACAACTTTGTGTATTAAATATGGTTATTTTTAAATTACCCATATTAGCTTTTGATGTTTTAAAATTTGTTAATAAACCCAATGGTTGACCATTTGATGTTTTATCCAAAATATTTATTTTAAATCCCAAAACACTATCAACTTCATATTTTACAGTATGATTTTCTTTTATAATTGATGTTAAATTCTCCATCTTCCCCAAAGAATCAGCAAAGAAAAATTCAGTTGACATATTGTACTCTCTATTTGATGCAACAGAAAACCAGTCATAATCACTTTTGTACTTTGTTGTAGAATCAATTGTTAATACAACTGTATTTATTTTCTTTTCATTTACAACATCTTTTATTTGTGCAAATTCTTTTTCACAAGAAAAAATGGATATTAAACCCAAAAATAATAGAAAATTTTTCATTTTTTTAAATTATTGTTATTTTATTTATTAAATCACCCTGGCTAATTGAATCAATGACATCCAAGCCATCAACAACTTTACCAAAACATGTATGATTTCCATCCAAATGAGCAACACCTTGCCTATTATGGCATATGAAGAATTGTGATCCACCAGTATCTCTGCCAGCATGTGCCATACTCAATACACCTCTATCATGGTATTGCTTATCAGCAGTAACCTCACATTTAATAGTATACCCCGGACCACCATTTCCAACCCCATTTGGGCAACCCCCCTGAATCATAAAGTTGGGGATAACTCTATGGAAATTTAATCCATCATAAAATCCTTTGCTGATTAATTTCTTAAAGTTATCAACTGTAATTGGGGTTTCATTATCATATAACTCAGCAATCATAACTCCCTTTGCTGTTTCAATTTTTACTTTTGTCATTAGTTAATTGTTATTGTTTTTTTAGGTTTAGCAATGTAATTTGGTAAGAATAATGTTAAAATACCATTTGATACTGTTGCTTCAATGTTTGATTCATTAAAGTTGCTATCAATTTTGTATTTATGAAGTATTCTCTTAACTTCACCTTTCTTATTGACAACCCTTTCACCACTAATTTTGACCACTCTATCTTCTATAGATATTTCAAGATTATCTCTGGTGAAACCAGGTACATCAAAGGACACATAAGCACCATCTTTTGTTTCATCAATAGTGTAGTTAGTTTCTAAATAATTATCTAAATAATTATCAAAAGCACCTGTACTTGATGAAGATGATGTAATAAATGGATACCCATTAAAGAATAATTTAATTAAATCTCTCTCTCTCATAATTTTGATTTTTTATAAATGTTTATTTTTTTTATGAGAAAGTCAAATTTAATGCCAATATATTTTTATATGACAAAATGGCAGTTATCTATATAATAATATGACAATTTGTCATAATACAATGAAATTATAAGACAATTTGTCAAAACTATTTGATTAGTATAAAATTTGTAGCATATTTATAAAAAAACAATAAGATATGAACGTTGATTTCTTTGATGATGAAAAAACAACCAGAGGTAAGAAAAATACTACTGGTTCAAAAACACCTGTTTTAGATAATTTCAGTAGAGACTTATCTAAATTGGCTGAGATGGGGAAGTTAGATATGTCAATTGGTAGAGAAAAAGAGGTTAAGCGATTGGCTCAAATCTTATCAAGGCGTAAGAAGAATAACCCCCTAATACTAGGTGAACCTGGTTGTGGTAAAACTAACTTAATTGAAGGAGTTGCTTTAATGATTTCAAGGGGTGAAGGTCCACAAAATTTACTGAACAAAAGAATTGTTAATTTGGATTTAACATCAGTTGTTGCTGGAACCAAATATAGGGGTCAGTTTGAAGAAAGAATGAAAGTTATTATTGATGAACTAACATCAAATCCAAATGTGATTGTTTTTATTGATGAAATTCACACATTAATTGGTTCTGGTAATTCTTCAAATTCTATGGATGGTGCAAACATATTCAAACCAGCATTGGCATCAGGAGATATTCAATGTATTGGTGCAACAACTCTTGATGAATACAAAAAATCAATTGAAAAAGATGGTGCTTTGGCAAGAAGATTTCAAAAAATTAAATTAGACCAACCATCAATTAGTGAAACAATAAAAATTATTAAACAATCTATTGATAAATATGAATCATTTCATAAGTCAATATATAGTGATGAAATAATTGAACTATCTGTTAGATTGGCTGATAGATATATCACAGATAGGGCATTCCCAGATAAGGGATTTGATGTTATTGATGAAGTTGGAGCAAGACAACAAGTTGAAGTTAAAATTCCAGAATCAATTAAAAAGTTAAAAGAAAAAATTGCAGAATTAAAAAAAGAAAAAACAAGGGTTGTTATTAATCAAGAATATGAATTGGCTGCTGAAATTAGAGATAAGGAATTAAAATTATTGAACAAACTTGAGGCTGAAACAAAAAAGTTTGAAGACGATAATATTAAAAATAAAAGAACCATTGATTCAGAAGATGTTTATTCTGTTGTTTCAATTATGACAAACATCCCAATTGAACAGTTAAATCTTGATGAAAAGCAAAAACTTATCAATATTGATAAAAAGATTAAAGATAATGTTATTGGACAAGACCAAGCAGTTGATTCAATTGTTAAAGCAATTAAGAGAAATAGATTAAACATAAAAGACCCCAACCGACCAATTGGTAGCTTTATTTGTTTGGGATCCACAGGTGTTGGAAAAACACATCTTGCAAAACAACTTGCAAAACAATTGTTTGGTAATGAAAAGGCATTAATTCGTGTTGATATGAGTGAATACCAAGAAAAACACACCATATCAAGATTGATTGGTTCACCCCCAGGATATGTATCACATGATGAAGGTGGCCAATTAACTGAAAAAGTTAAAAACAACCCATATTCTGTTATCTTATTTGATGAAATAGAAAAAGCACATAAAGATGTATTCCATTTATTATTGCAAATTCTGGATGATGGTCATCTTACTGATGCTATGGGAAAAACAATTAACTTTAAAAATACCATAATCATTCTAACATCAAACTTGGGAATCAAGAAATTCTCTGACTTTGGCACAGGTATTAGTTTCACTAGTTCAAAATATGGCAATGAAGAAGCAAAAAAATCTATGCTAATGGCTGAACTTAAAAAGTTTTTCTCCCCAGAATTCTTAAATCGTATTGATGATACAGTTGTATTCAATACACTAAATGATGAGAATGTTAAGAAAATCACAAGAATTGAACTTGATAAATTGATTGATAGATTAAAAGAATCAAAATACAGTTTCACTTATGATGATAGTGTTGTTGATTTAATATCAAAAATTGGGTTTGATGAAACTTATGGTGCTAGACCAATTAAACGAGCAATTCAAGACAAAATTGAAGACTTAATTTCTGATGAAGTATTAAATGATGCAGTAAAAGAAGGGGGCAAATACCAATTAACTGCAAAAGATGAAAATGTTATTCTAAACTAAATAAAAATGGGGGCTAATAACCCCCATTTCTTTTTATCCTAATATTCTTAATGGTTTGTATCTTTTGTAATATTTTTCACATCCCAAACTTTCTATCATTTCTCTGCCCATTTTAATTCCTTTCTCCACATCCTCTAAAACAACATATTCATCCTTTGTGTGATAATCATAATATCCTATTGATATATTAACACAACTAAAATCAAATAATTTCTTTAAGGCAAATATATCGGTATATGGGTGTGATTGATATTGGGGGTTTGTGTTTTCTGTTAATACCTTATCTATCTTTGTGAAGAACTTACTATCTCTATCAAATAATCTAACCCCAGATGATATTTCACTTACCATCCAATCAAAGGGGGCATCAAATTGAATGGCATAACCCACATCTAGGAAAAAATTTGCATCAGCTTTTAGTGATCCCACGCAACCAATTTCTTCTGAAACAAAAAAGGCTGCTTTTATTACTGGCAATTCCTTTAATAAGGTAAGACAAGCAAATACTCCAGCCTTGTCATCACCACCAATTCCTGTTGGTTTTCCTTTTGCATCATAACCCTTATAAGCCTCTTTTAAGGCTCTTTTGGAGTTTGGTTTAAGTTCAGTCCTAACATCTATAAAAGTGTTGTTATGGACAGTATCTGTGTGTGCTACAACACAAGGATAATACTCCGCTTCACCTTTTACACAATAAATGTTTTTCATCTCATCTACTGTGAATTTGATATCATTAGTATTTAAAAAATTGGTAATAAAATCAACCAGCTTTGTTTCTTTGCCTGAATAGGAGGGGATTGATAATATTTCTTTTAAAAGTTCTTTGTCCATGTTTTTTTATGCAAATATAGTAAATTATCTATAATATTCTCTAACTATTTTCTTTTTAATATACCCAGGTTCAATCATTTTTCTTATTTCTTCATCAGAATATTTTAATAAATCACTCTCAATTATAATCAAAAGCCCCCCAACTTTTAAGCCTTTTGGTAATGATGTTATGTATGTATATGCTAAATCCAATTCATCCCCAACTTCCAATCCTTCTGGTAAACTTTCTATATATGAATTTCTTAAATCTAAATCACCCCCAACCTTCAAGCCTTCTGGTAAGGAGATTATTTCTGATTCATATAAACTTAAACCACCTTTAACTTCCAAACCTTTTGGTAGTGAGGTTATGTTTGAACTAGATAAATCCAAACTACCTTTAACAATCAAATCATCTTTTTCTGTTATTGGTATATTGTTTTTTAATTTCCACATAAGTGGTTTTCTTTTATTATCATTCTTTTCAAGAAAATCAAATATCTTTTTTAGTGTTTCTTTTTCCATTAATTAAAATTTAATTATTCTTCCTTTTATATATCCAGGTTTGACCATTTTTCTTAATTCATCATCTGAGTAATCTGTTAATTTTGTACCATTCAACTCTATATAACCCTCAACTTTTAACCCTCTTGGTAATGATGTTATATTTGTAGCCCCTAAATCTAAATTACCCCCAACCTTCAAGCCTTCTGGCAGTGAAGTCATATATGCACAATCAAATAAAGATAAACTCCCACCAACTTTTAAACCTTCTGGTAATGAGTTTATAAGTGAATAACTTAAATCCAAATACCCACCAACTTCCAAGCCTTTTGGTAAAAGTTTCATATCTGAACCCATAAGATTTAAACAACCAGAAACTTTTAATCCTTCTGGTAATGATTCTATATCTATGTAATCTATGCTACTAGGTCTCAAATCCAAATCACCATTAACAATCAAATCATCTTCTGTTATTGGTTCATTATTTTTTAATTTCCACATAAATGGAATTTTTCTATTATCTTTTCTTTCAATAAATTCAAATATGTTTTTTATTGTTTCTTTTTCCATAATATATTTAATTTAAATCAATCATCATACTCATCAAAAATTACCTCACCTTTAATAAAACCAGGTTCAACCATTTTTTTTACAATATCCCTTAATTCATCACTATCATCATAATCTATGCTGTGATGCAAATCACTATCATTCAAATATAAATCACCACCAACTTGTAAGCCACTTGGTAATAATTCTATGTAAGTGCCTTCAATATTCAAATCCCCGCCAACCTTCAAGTCCTTTGGTAAGGAGTCTATTTGTGAAGCATATAAATCCAAATTACCCCCAACTTCCAAGCCTTTTGGTAAGAATCTAAAACGTGTTTCAGATAAAGACAAATTCTCACCAACTTTCAAATTGTCTGGTAATGATTTTAAATCTATGCAACTTGCTAAATTCAAACTACCCCCTACTTTTAATCCTTCTGGTAAGGATGTTATATTTGATTCTTCTAAAACCAAATCACCTTTAATGTGTAATTCATCATCTGTGAATGGTTCATTATTTTTTAATTTCCACATAAATGGAATATTTCTATTCTCATTATGTTTAAGAAAATCAAGTATGTTTTTTAATGTTTCTTTTTCCATAATTCATATTTTAATATATAAATATAACTAAATATTATTATTGCATCCACAAAACAGCAAATCAAATTATTTTAAAAGAAAATGAAAAAACCATTTGGAAAATCAAAAAAAGGAATCTATATTTGTGTCATCAACAGAAATGATGATATTTATAAGACAAGGGGACGAAAGGTATCGATTGGCGTGGATTGGGTAAGAAGGCATGTTGGGGCTGAATTAACCTCATTAACAACTGGTTCAAGCCTTTAACTGGCAACACTTTAGAAACTTTAGCAACTTTAGGTCTAGTACGTGAAGATGCTGTTGTTGCGGCTTAGTAGTCATAACAACCCCGGGTCGGTGGGCATATAACCTAGGAACAGAAGCCTTATAGTGTGATACTACTTATTGTATCAAAGGTTTTGGTTTGGGGTGCTACCTGTAAGTCTATGCAAATAGTGGAAGTGAACCCCCCACAGTTGGCAGTACAAATGGAAAAATATGAACTGTCTTATGTGTCCATACAGAATCTATGGAATAAACATGTAGTCTTTTTACTAAATTATGAGCAAGACCAGGGTTCAATTCCCTGCGTCTCCACCAAAGAAAGTGTCACATTTTGTGGCACTTTTTATTTGTTTTAAACAAAAAGATGATTATTATTGATATTTATTAATATAATCTAATTGGTTTGCATTATCTTTGCACCAAATTATTTACATAACAAAAATAAAAATTTATGAAAAAATTAATATATGCATCAATTGCATTAATTGCAATTAATTTAATTATTTTAACAGAAAATGTTAAAATTCAAAAGAATGAAATCAATGATATAAAAATCAATGAACAAAAAATCTTTAATGAGAATAATTCAAAATTATTATTATTATATTTTGAAATATTGGATAATGATATCAAATACCCTGACATTGTTTTTGCACAAGCATTATTGGAAAGTGGATATATGACCAGTTATATTTTTGCAGAAAATAAAAATTTATTTGGTATGAGATATCCAGAAAGAAGAAAAACTACTGCTATTGGGGAAAATAGGGGATTCTCAATTTATGATTGCTGGACAGATAGTGTGAAAGATTATAAATTATTTCAAGAATTTTTATTTAGGAATAAAGAAAAATCCAGAGAGGAGTATTTTAGTTTTTTAAGTAGAATTTATGCAGAAGATTCAAATTATGTCTTTTTTGTTAAAAAGATTATAAATGAAAATGAATCCATTATAAATAAAAATTATGATTTATATAAAAAATACAAAAAAAGTATTGACATATATGAGTATAATGAAAATTTATGTGAAATAATTAAATCAAAAAGAATAGTTTAATTATATTATGGTATTTATATATAAAATAATATAATATGATTATTGAAAATAAATTATATGCACCTTTTAAAAATTATAATTCAAATTTAATTTCATCTAATTATTATGATGTTAGTTCTATTAGAGGAAATAGAGTTCACAAAGGAACTGATTTTGCAATACCTTCTGGTACTGAAATTTTAGCCCCAGAAAAAGGTGTTGTTTTACGTAGTGAAATAACACAAGGGACTTGTGGTGGCCTAATTGAAATTAAACACCCAGATAATATTGTTACAAAATATTGCCATTTAAAAAAATTATTTGTTAAACCTAATGAGAATGTTGTCCCTGGTCAAATTATAGCATTAAGTGGTGGTGATTTAAGTGATTTAGGTAAAGGACATACTACTGGCGCACATTTACATTTTGAAGTTAGAAGAAATGGTGTACTTATAGACCCAGAAACTGTTTTAAGTAATGAAACACCACCAACCCCTAATATTAAAAATAAAAATTACTTAAATAAAATGGGTGATTTCAATGCAGTTGATTTAAATAAAATGGATGATTTCAATGCAGTTGATTTAAGTAAAATGGATGATTTCAATGCAGTTGATTTAAACAAAAATGAATCTGTTATTTCACATAGTTTTAAAAGTAAAAAATTAAATTTAAAAGACATATATACATTAATACTTAATGAAGAAGATTCTGATGATTCTGATTCTATAACAAGTATTGGTAATAAAATTAGAAGTTCTTTTAAACCAAATGGGGGGACATTTGAAGATGCTTACACATATCACCCAAGTTCTGGGAAATTTTATTGTAAATTCTCAAAATGCAAAGTACTTAATAGTGATGATGGTATTTGTAAAAAAGTAGAAGTTGAGTTTGAAAGTAAAAGATACATAATTAATGTATGTTGTGATAAGTTTAATTTAAATGAAAAGAACACAAATTTTGATGAATTAATTGGTGAAGTACCTAAGAATTCAGAATATTTTGAAGTATATGTGAGTTTAGGTGGTGTTGCTAACATTATTAAAGTTAAATTGATTGATGTTTATGGAGCAAAAAATGCTCCCAAAAAAAATAATAGGTGGAGTAGTAGTGGTGGTGGTGCTAGTTATAGTACTTTACCAACAACAAACAAAAGTAACTCATATATTGAACCTTATGATTTACCAACAACAAATAAAAGCAACTCATATACTGAACCTTATGAATTACCAACAACAAGTAAAAGTAAGTCATATACTACACCATATGATTTACCAGTAACAAATAAAAGTAATTCATATGTTGAATTTAAATTAGAAAGCAAATCAGCCTCAAAAAAATTAATTACAGAAATTAATAGAATATTAGAAATATTGTAATATGAAAAAATTTTTCAAATCTTTATTAACAGCAAATGGTGATATATCAAGTAAAAGATCCATTGGGGTGTCAGCAGCAGTAACAATAATATTTGCATCAATTGTTGATTTATTTTCAAATTATACAATAACTGATTATGTGTTTGAAGGATTAGTATGGTTGGCAATAGCTGGATTAGGATTTATTGCTAGTGAAAAATTTGCAGATTTCATTAACAATAAAAACACCAAACCTTAATCTCTTACACAAAATTGCCTATTTTCATAATTATATTCTAAATCATATGCTTTAAAGTTAGATGGTAGTTCTAGTTTAATTCCAACACCTTCACCCCTTTGTAATCCCTTTCCTTTGTAGATATCATAAACCCACCCACCATTATTTGGTATGTATTTTGGACCAGCTATAAATAATCCAGAAGTTGGTCTTGAAAATTGTTCAATATCTTTTTTAAAGTTTTTAACTTTATCCTCAACAACTTGTATCACTGAATTCATTGTTAAATCAAAAAAAGTATTAAATTCTTTTGAATCTTTACTAAAATTAGGTAATGCATCTATTTTACTAAATATATAGTTTCTATCAGGTTCTAATATTCTTGTAATATGTAAATTATTTTCTTCATTTTTAATTTCATCAATAGTGAAAAATTTCAATTCAATTTTAGCATTTGGTTTTATTACCATCTTTGTAGTATCATCACAATTATAAACTGGTTTAATTGCTTTAATATCACCTTTTGCTTTCTTATCATTATCTTTTTTAAGTAAAACACCTATTTCATCTGATAATTTATTTTGTAATATTTCTAATACTCTTTCTTTTGGAATACAAAAAGTAATATCTTGTGTAGGTGAATTAATAGGGTTTAGGCATTTTGAAAACAAATCTATAATATCTTTATCTTTAAAGATTATATTAAATAATTCAGCATATAATTTTTTTATAGTGAAATCTAATTTAATATTATTATATTCTTCTTCCTTTTCTTTTTTTGCCATTTCTGCCCTCAAATTCTTTGTTGTTAAATTAAAAGATATATTTCCTTTGTATGGTCTAAACTGTGTTGTATGCTCAAATGTTTTTTCAAAAGCAAAAGATGCTGCAAAATCTCTGTCATGTGTTAAAACACATAATAATTTATCTATTGGTTCATTTTTTTTAGTGCAATCATATAAATAACCAATATTCTTTTTTGAATTACCACCACTTAATACATAATTATATAATTTATAAATGTGATTAGGATCTTGTTTTTCTAATTCATATATATAAAGATTTTCTGTTTCTATTTTTGGTTTCTTGGGGGGTTTACCTGGTTTTGTAATTACCTCTTTTGGTGATGTATCTGGGATTTCAACTTTTTTAAATGGTTTATCCATATAAACATCAACTAATTGTCTATATAATAAATTTCTTGGTAATTCTTTTGATTGCTCTCTATGTCTATTTTCAAAAAAATTAACAAAAACATCAATATGTAATGAAATAAATTCATTTAACCTACTTTTATCCTCAATAGGGTAGTCATTAATATTATTAAATAATAATGGAACTAATTCATTCATAAATTTAGGCACAGCATCACAGAACAATTGTACATCGTCTTCACCTTCTTTCTTTTTTTTATCATCTCCTTTTATATAATTTTTTCTTCTTTTATCTCCCCCTGCTGCTTCTATGTTTTTTCTTCTGGCTTCTTCACAATCTTTAAAACTACTAAAGTCTTTGGAAAAAGTGGTATCAACATTTAAATAGTTTACAATTTTATTTATTAATTTATTTTTATCTTTTGATGTAATCCAATCACTATACCTACCATTACCATCTACACAATTATAAATGAATTCAAATTCATTTGCTGTTATAAATCTAAATTCTTTAGCAGTCCTACCCTCATTTAATAAAAAAAAATCAAACATATTCAATCTCTCCATACTTTTTTATATTTTTATATATATTTATAAATATAACATTATTGTTATATATAAACATTTTTATTAAAAAAATTAAAATGAATAAAGAACAAATTTTAGGTATTGTTAGACATGTACTCACATTCATTGGTGGATTCTTAATTACAAAAGGACTTGTTGATGAAACTTTTGTTACTGAAGTAGTAGGTGCATTATCAACCATAATTGGTTCTGTATGGTCTTTCTTTGCTAAAGTGCCAGCAGTTGTAACACCAGTTGCTACACCAGCAGAAACTCCAGTTGCTGCAAAAAAAGGTAAATAAAAAAACCTAAATAGAAAAGGGCTTGTAATTTTTTTTACAAGCCCTTTTTATTATAGACCAAATGCTTTTAATGAATCCTTAAATGGGTTATTTGGTATTGATTTTATCTCATTTAACATTTGTTCCAGAACATCACCAATTTCTTTTTGGGAGGGGGATAACAAATTTCTTTTCTTATATATTTGAATAAACCCATCAAAAGACATTATCTTATTACTATTCAACTGAGAATTGTACATTTTAAAGAATCTTGCAGATTCTTTTGCTCTGGCTTTTGGCATTCCAGCCTGGATTAACTCATTTAAACAATTGTGATACATTTTATTTAGTTTTTCACTTTGTGCTTTTAATGCATTATACCAAAATTCACCTGTTTCCCCATACTCAAGCCAATCATTTGGTAAGTAGAATTTATCTTCTTTTAATTCTTTATACCTTGCTGACTCTGCATTTTCAGCACCCAATGCCACAGAATGCTTCAAAAATTGAATGTGAGTAGCTATTTCTGTTGTTGTGACAAAATGTAGGGTACTGAATCTAAAAGGTGATGTGTGACCTTCTGATGCCAAAAATTCCAACAATTGTTCAATGTTTCTGATTCTTTTTGAATTAGACAAAATGTAATTGATAATTACATCAACCCTTTCTTCTATTTGTTCTGGCATTTCTAATTCTAGTTCAAGAAATGTTGAACTCCAAGCAGCCAAAGAATGAGTTTTATCTCCACCATAATGACCTATCAAAATTGCTTTGTTGTCTGTCATATAAATTATTTTAATGCATTAACTAATTCATTCAATTCATTTAAACTTGGTAACCCAACAATTGTGTCTTTAACCAAGGATGATGTATAACTTTTAATTGTTGGTACACCCCTAACTCCAGCTTCATTTACTGCATAATTTACATCATTCTGAACATTAAATGTATATAAAGAAACATCAGAATTTTGCTCTTTTAATTCATTTGCCAACTTTTCATACATTGGCTTTAGCATTTTACATGGTCCACATGTAGTAGAGTAAAAATCCACAACCATCTTCTCACCACTATTTATTTTTTCTACAAGTTCTTCTTTTGTTAGTTCCATAATTTTTTTTTCATAAATATACTAAAATAAAGATTAAAAACAATCAAAATATATTTTTATACTAGAAATATTACTTAACTTTTTTATTTTGTAATATTTATTAAATATAACAAAAATAATATGAAAATATCAAACCAGTTATGTCTTTTTGGAAAAAATCGGATAAGTTTGTTTAAAAAACGACCAAGTGTCATAAACTAATATAAAACTGGGTTGCATAAATACTTGCAACCCTTTTTTTATTTTATTATATTTCTATAAAAAAAATATGGAGTCAATTTTAGTGCTAAATTCAGATTATACACCCTTAAATATAACAACTTTTAAAAGAGCCATAATTCTTGTAATTAAAGGGAAAGCAGAAATAATAAAAAATGATGATAATATCATCAGAAGTGAAAGCATAATTTATTCAAAACCATTAATCATTAGACTATTTAATTACATTTCACACAAAATGAAAAATTTAAGAGTCAATAGAAATAGATTATATAAAAGAGATAATAATGAATGTGTTTATTGTGGTTCAAAAAAGGATTTAACTATTGATCATATATTGCCAAAATCAAGAGGGGGTAAAAATACTTGGAATAACCTTATAACTTGTTGCTTGCCTTGTAATCTAAAAAAGGGAGATAAAACCCCAGAAGAAGCAAAAATGCCTTTAAGATTCCAACCCAAAACCCCAACCTTATTTGCAAATGAATCATCTGTTTCAAAAATATGGGAAGATTATAAATCATCATTTGTTTCTTAACAAAAAAATTATTATACTTATAAAAAACCAAAATAATATGAAAAATGAATTTAAATCCTATTATGTTAATCATCTAGGAAAACCATCATCACACTTGGATTATTTTGAAAACTCTATGACCCCCTATATTCTTGAAGAAAGGGAAATGAGAGCAACACAAATTGATATCTTTTCAAGATTAATGAGAGATAGATTAATATGGATTGCTGGACCAATAGAAGACCGGATGGCAACCATAATTCAAGCACAATTAATGTTCCTAGATTCTGTTACAAAATCAGATGTTACATTACACATAGATAGTCCTGGGGGCTCTGTAAAGGCAGGTTTATCAATTGTTGATGTTATGGACTATATTGCTTGTGATGTGCGCACAGTGAACACAGGAATGGCTGCATCAATGGGATCCATTATACTTGGTGCTGGAACAAAAGGTAAAAGAACATCTCTTAGATTTTCAAAAACAATGCTCCACCAAAGTTCTGGGGGTGCTTATGGTAATATCCAAGATGCTGAAATAACAATGAAAGAATGGCAAAAAACAAATGAAATTCTTTTCAAATTGTTGGGTGATTATTGTGGAAAAACAGCAGAACAAGTTAAATTGGATGCTAGTAGAGATTTGTGGCTTGATGCTAATGAATCTTTATCATATGGCATTATTGATGAGATTATTATTTCTAAAAAGAAATAAAAAAAGAAAAGGTTGGGTAAATCCCAACCTTCTCCTAAAATTTGAATACCTCCTCTTTTTAATACCGATTTATAATCAACAGATGCTATCTGTAAGATTCTCTTTTATGTTAAACTTTAACTATAACTAAACCTTTATTTTTAATTTTATTTTTCACTTCTTCATGTCCAAGATAACCATCATATGGTTTAAATATTTCTGATAATCCACATATCTGATTTACTGGATCATTTTGGCTTACATATTTTTTAAATTGGTAATTGTTTGAATTAATTACTCTTGGGTTTTTTGTATAATAATCTGTAAAGTAATTAATAGTATTATCAATATTAATATTTGACACATTTAATAAATCAACTACTGATTCTTCTTTAGCTCCTGTTAAATCTGGTGTTTCCAATTTTATTTTATATTCTGGAAATTTTTGAGCTTCAATTATTGTACTTGATAAAATTTTACTCACATTATAAGCATATATTTCATAAAATCTATTTCTAAAATTATTCTTTATTTCATTATAATCTATATTAGATTGACCTGCATTACCACTACTACCACTACTACCACTACTACCACTATTACCACTACTACCACTACTACCACTATTGGCATTATTATTTGTAAAAACTAAACGCTCAATTGCCTCTTTATATGGGTTAGCATCTTTCCAATCTTCTCTTTTAATTACTGGACAAGGCTTTATTTTGTCTCTTGCTTCTTTTCCACATCTATAAGCATAATATTTACCATCTTTAGCCTTGTAATAAATATAAGGATCCCCCCAAGGTCTTCTTAAATTTTCATTTTTAGTTATATTTGATGGTTGTCTTTCACTAATACTAATAGTATCAGTACCACTTGCAATTTTAGGTTCATCAGTAAATGGTGCTTGTAATCCAGTATCAGTTATACCTGAAGTTACCAAGGAATCAAATTCATCAGAACTATTTTGTTCACTAATAACATTAATCAAACCTTTAATCCTATTTATATTTTCTTGTAATTCCATATTTATTGTTTTTTTATGTTATGTATTTTATTACTATTATCAGTTAGTTCTATACTACTTATTGATAAATTTTTTGGAGCAATTAAAGTAGGTTTATTATTAAAATTTCCAATTTTATCTTTTGTTAAGGTATATTTATTATTAACTTTTATTTGTTTTGTATTATTATAATCAAAATTAATAACAATCTGTATTTTAGTACCTATGGTTAGACCATAACTCCAAGTTGGGTTATTTATAGTTATATCTGAGCCACCTGCTTGAACCTTATCTCCTTCATTTTTAGCAGCATCTAATATACCTTTTAAAAAACCATTTAAAGTTGGTATAATATTACTAAAAACCATATTATAAAAACTATCATAATCTTTATTAGGGAAACCCCCAATATCAAAACTAGCCATTTTTGTAATAACATTAGCAATAATTGAATTATTAAATGATTTCACTTCATTAGGGACCCCAATTCCATATGCAACTTGATATATTTTACTATCCAAACCACCATTTTCAATTTGCCCTACTGATGCCCAAGTTTTATAGTAATGAGTAGAAAATTCCTTTGAAAAAATACGTACAATATCAATGAAAGAGTTTTCTGGATCAATTTGTTTTTTCTCTTCATCTGTTAATTTTGGTAAAAATTGTATGTTATTTTGTTCTAAATAACCCCTAAGATTAAGATGCATCAAAGTATAAAATGTATATGCTACTGGTATAAATATTGTTTGAATAGAACTTCTAAGTGCACCAAGAAAAGAATATTGTAAATATAATTTATATAATACCATTTTCTGTTTTTTTTGAATTCCTACTCTACTATTTGCAATAAGTGTATATAGTAATTCTTTATTAGGAAATGCTCCCCATAATAGTGTCCTGCGCATTGTTTTCCCAATATTTGAATTTAACCCATTAATTATCCACTTTGGTATTCTTTTGGATTGTAAAGTCATTATATTCTGAAGATTATTCTTCCCTGGATTTATTGATTTCCAAATTACTTTTCCCATATTCCCTCCACCCTTAACATTTGCTAAATAATAAGTTAATCTAAATCCTGGATATTTTTCACCCAAACTACCTGATTTCAACTCCTCTATTATTTTACTAAATTCAAGTGCCTTTGGATTTGTACTTTTTTGTTTAAGTGTATTTGTAAGATTATTTAAATATCCTGTGGCTAAATCATCTTGTATCATTAAATAAGATCTATAGGTATTATCTATTGATTTTTTATATACTAAAGTTAATTCCTCAATTTTATTTTCATCTTTAACGCCTTCAATATTATTCAAATATGCTCTATATTTGTCTAACATTTTTACTTCCAAACCTTGTTTGCCGTATTTCCAACCATCAATTAAAGAGTTTATTGTTTGTTTATAAAAGTTAAATGTCTCAAACCAATAATCAGAATCATCTGCTAATTGTTTGTATTTATTTATGGCATCTACCTTCAAATTTTGTCTCTTACCAGAACCAAATTCTTTATATTTATTATAATATTCTTTTATTATATTTATTTCTCTTGGATTTGTAATATTAAAAGTACTAATACTATTATCTATATTTTGTGGATTTTCCATAATTTTTCCTAAAATATTGGACAACCTATTATATCCAATATTTAGCACCTTATCTAAAATTTCTGTTTTTGACAAAATAGTAGCAGTATCTAAATCAAGATATCTATCAATTAAGTCATATTGCAAATCTTTATTATTTGGGTCATTAACCCAATTATTATAAGCATTTCTAAACCAACGTTGTTTATCTGTATTAGGATTATCAATAATACTTTTAATATTAGGATTATCCTTAATAAATTTTTCTAACGCATCTTTAAAAACACGTTTACCACTTTGTCTAAATAATCTACTTAAAAACTTTTGCTCATTTAAATGACTACTATCAATCTGCATTAATTGCATATTCCTATATAATTCATTTATTATATTTTCTTTATTTTCCATAATTTAACTTTGGTTTAAAACATAGTTTAATAAACTTGGATTTGCTGATATTTCATTAAATATTGAATACATATCACTAGAATCTAAATTAGACATAGATTTATTTTCTAATGATTCCAAGTTTTTATTTAATTCTCTTTGATACTTATCCTTCTCACTTGCAAAAATCCCCCAAAGTTCTTCCCAACTCCCCATAATTATACCTACTTTTGCTAACATTTTTGTTAAGACAAAAAGTAATTTTCTACTAGAAGCACCAAATGATGCTGGGTTAGATTTATTGTAGTTATATAACATAAAAAGAAAATCTTTTAATTTTAATGCAGATATTGCTTTTATCCATTTTACAAATAAATTTAAACGTTTTAACCCCCTTTGAATTTTTTCTTTAAAAGTTTTTCCATTTTCAGTAAATTCTTTAAATAATTCAACAACCCCATCAAAATCTTTTTTGGTTAATCTATTTACTGCATCTATGTTTTTTGATAAATCTTTTAATTTTTTTAATAAACCTATAAATACTTTTTTCCCTAATTTTCTAATAATTGGTAATTCACCTAGTGGAATAAATAAAAACATAAGTCTTAAACCAGCTTCATACTTATCTCCTTTTTGTAAAAAATAATAACCACTACTTATTTCTATTAAAGCCGAAAATATCTGCCCATATGGTACAAAATTTAAAACCCCAGCAGCAATATCCATAAAACTCATTTTACCCATGCCTGGTATTGGTATGTTTGGTTCATATAAATATTTAATTTCTTCTCTATTTAGTGAAGGCGCAAATGGCCCAGTTGGGGGCATATAATATTTATCCCCAGGTCTTAAATATGGATATGCTTTGGTGCGATTATCATCATTATTTTTTTTAGTAATTGTATATATTTTATTATCATTACCCTCTATTTGTATGCTACTTATTAATAAATTTTTTGGAGCAATTAAAGAAGGTTTATTATTAAAATTTCCAATTTTATCTTTTGTTAAGATATATTTATCATTAACTTTTATTTGTTTTGTATTATTATAATCAAAATTAATAACAATCTGTATTTTAGTACCTATGGTTAGACCATAACTCCAAGTTGGTGTTGGTTTATTATCAGTTTGTGGATATTTTTTGCCTAAAGAATCATAATAAAATTCCTCTTGCTCCACCAAAAGACCATATCTCTTTAAGATGTCAAATTTCTCCCTTTCTGTAATTACCAAATAACTCATTTTAATTTAGGGGATTTGCTTTACCCCTAGTTGCACCAGATTCCCATTTTGATTTACTATCAATTGGATTTGCTTTACCCCTAGTTGCACCAGATTCCCATTTTGATTTACTATCAATTGGATTTGCTTTTCCCCTAGTTGCACCAGATTCCCATTTACTAGTTTGTGTTGTTGGTGTTGATGATTTAGCATTATCTTCTTGCTCACCAAATTGTTTTTTGTTTTTCATAATTTTAATAATTTTGTTGTTTTGGTAATTGATTTAAATTTATTGTATAATATTCTGTTAAAAAATTTATCAATTCTGATTTATCAACCTCATCCTCTTCAAATTCATCTGGATCAGTTTCTGAATCATCATTTGGAACATATAAATGTTCTGGAAGTATTTGGTAACCATATTCTTCTGTTAGGTCAAAATCAATTTGATCTTGGCGTATAACATCATCTGAATCATCAATTAATCTAAATGTTACATCTAGTATATTTGCTTCTTTATCAACAAAGAAACTTATCAAATCTTTAATCTCCATTATTTTTAATATTTTGCAATTCTATGCATAAAATTTTTAATTTCAACTAATTTTTCATTTATTGTATTATTTGAGTTATGAGTTTCATTAACTTTTTTCTTAATAGGGGTTTTAACATTTCTGGTTTCTGATAAAATAATTTTTTTGGCTTCTTTAACAAAAGATTCTGTCATTTGGTTCATATCATATTCATCATATTCCAATTCATATATGGTTTCATCCTCATCTTCATTATGATACATTTCTTCCATTTCTATAAAATCCATATTTGTTTCTGTATCAATATCATCAGTATCCCAGTTTTCATTTATTGCACCACACTCTGAACATTTACCTTCTGACATACTACCCCCACATTGCTCACAAGCTCTTTCTCTACCTTCTTTTACTAAATCTGCATTTGTTAGTGTAAAGCCTTTTTTATCAGAAATATCATCATATGTAGATAGTCTTGATTGTTTTATTTTAGGCTGCATTGAAACATATCCATCATATAATTCTTTGTGTTTATTTAGGATATTTGTTCTTTCTTCATCTGTTATTTTAAAAAAATAAGAATTCATAGTTTTTAATTTTATTATAAATATTACAAACTATTCAAAATTTTTATATTTTTGCAAAAAAAAACATAAACATATTCTTATTAGAAGAAATTCCCAAATACATGCCCAATATCAATTTGATGAACACATTGTTAAAATAACATTAGAAATTGCAAAATTATTATGTTTTGTTCATCATATATATGATGAAATTGACACTCCATAAACTAGAGCATAAAAGACAATACTGTTCTATATAGTGTAGAACACAATTATAAAATTATTACCAAAATAACTAGAATAATATAAATTTAATGGTTTTCAACCAAGTGCTTAACACATTCTTCAAATGTTTTGAATATATCACCACCTGAAGATCTAATAGAATCAACAATCATCAAATTTCTTGGATATTTAAAATTCTCCACATGGGGAAATTTTTCATCATCTCCATATAAATCAGCAGTAATATCTTTTAACTCCTTATCTGAGTGAGTCATATATCCATACATAATTTTATTTTTTGAATACCCATAACCCAATTCAAAAGCTGTACCATCATCAACATTTGGACCTCTAAATGGTTCAAGATTTGCAATAATGACATCACACATATCCATCATATCAATATTACCATGAAATATTCTAGTTGCAGCACCAACTTTAGTAAAATCAACTTCATTATCAATAGGTGCATTACCAATCTGGTTATATTTTTTTGATATTTGTTTCATTTGATTCAAATCATCAATTGCATCTTTTTTAAAAACATTAGGCCCTGCTAAATATATATTATATGATTTACCTGATTTTTGTTCTATTATTTTGTTTTTCTTAATAACTTTATCAACAAGTCTAATTAAATCTGATTCTGTTAATCTTATTTTTTTCATAATTTTTTTATTTTTTTATAAATATTAAAAAAAATAAAAAATTTTTGTACATTTGCAAAAAAAAAAATATGAACATATTCTTATTGGATGAAAATCCCCAAGTAAATGCCCAATATCATTGTGATAAACATGTAGTGAAGATGATATTAGAAACTGCTCAATTATTGTGTTCAGCAAACCATTTATGTGGTGATAGTGAACCCCCATATAAGTTAGCACATAAAAATCATCCTTGCACTATCTGGTGCAGAACATCTTTAACAAATTATTTATATTTGTGTGAACTTGGGCTTGAATTATCAAAAGAATATACATATAGATACAACAAACACCATAAATCAACTGATGTGATTCAATGGTGCTTGAATAATTTGCCAAATATTCCAGATATTGGATTTACCCCACCAGCTTTGGCTATGCCAGACCAATATAAAGTTGATGATTTTGTGCAATCATATAGAAACTACTATATTGGTGAAAAAAAAGGTTTTGCAACTTGGAAAAATAGAGAAATCCCTTATTGGTTTAAGTGAATTAATTATTTATACTTTTCTTCCAACTCATCAGTTGATAATGATGTTTCAAACGCTTGGGTTAAATATATAGAACTGTAATCAGGCTCTAAATCCAATTCACCAACAACTCTTCCATTAGGGAGAGAGTTTATGAATTTTTTCATATCTTCATGTATTTCTGTTATTTCAGATAATTTAATATTACCACCATCTACACCTAAAGAAATCATTTTTTTACCTTTGTAAGTATGAAATTCCATATCCTTTGGTAATGATTGTTCTGAGATAACTTTACGAACCAATCTTTTTAATTCTGTTTCTGTTAATCTTAATGTTTTCATAATTTTTTTTTACTATAAATATATCAATATCCCATTTTTTTTGTATCTTTGCATCACACCAAAACAAAAAAAAATGAAGTTAAAAATTAAAAAAGAAAGACAAATTTGGTTCTTTAGTGATCCTCACTATAACCACAAGAATATATGCAGAGGAACAACCAACTGGCGGACACAATCTGGTGATATCCCAACAGATAATACCAGGGATTTTGAATCATTAGATAAAATGAATGCAGCAATTGTTAACAACATTAATGCTGTTGTAAATCAAGATGATATACTAATATGCCTTGGTGATTGGTCATTTGGGGGGTTTGATAGTATTGAAGAATTTCACAATAGACTAATCTGCAAGAATATCCACCTTGTTCTTGGTAATCATGATGAACATATTGAGAAAAACAAAGATAATATTCAAAGGTTATTTTTGAGTGCAAACAATTATGTTGAACTTGAATTTGATAATAATAAATTTGTGCTTTGCCACTACCCCATAGCCTCTTGGAATGGCTTAAATAAGGGGGTTATACACCTACATGGACATTGCCACCTCCCAACCAATAAAAGGCTTGGAAAAGGCAAAAGAATGGATGTGGGGATGGATGGACACCCAGAGTTTAGGCCA